CGCAGCCGTTGTTGTAGTTGTAGTAGGCGCAGCCGTTGTTGTAGTTGTAGTAGGCGCAGCCGTTGTTGTAGTTGTAGTAGGCGCAGCCGTTGTTGTAGTTGTAGTAGGCGCAGCCGTTGTTGTTGTAGTAGTTGTTGTAGGCCCCGCTGTGGTTGTAGTTGTTTCAGGTGCACAACAAGGTCCATATGAGTCAATTGTAAATGTTGCAGTTCCACCTAATGTGTTTCTTTGCACACAATTTGGAGAAGAACCAATAACTTCTGGCCCAAGTCCTACCGGTTGTGATTGTGCTGAACCATTACAATCTACATATGTTACATTTCCTGCTCCTGTTACTTCAATGTTTACAAATTGAACACAGTTACAAGGTATAGTTGTTGTAGTAGTAGTTGGAGCCGCTGTTGTAGTGGTAGTCGTACTAGTTGTTGTTGTAGTCGTAGTAGTAGGCCCTGCTGTGGTAGTAGTTGATGTTGTAACTATATCATATCTATTTATCTCTTCCATAGCAATAATATACTTATTAGTATAAGCATCAAAAACACCATATATGCAAGGGTTTCCTGTATATACCTGACCTTCAGGCACAATGCCATTATTCAACTCTTGCCTGTATTCTTGTGACAATGGAACAAAAAAAGCGTTTGTGCCATACAAGATACTTAATGGAGTAATTCCATCTTGACTTAATCTACATACAACACCCCTATAATTATCTACAAAATAATCAGAAAAATTATTCCAAGCCAAACTAGTGCCCGCATCACCAATACCATAATCTCCAGCGTAATACTGAATTTTATTAATTAACTGATCCGTATTTGCTTGCAATGGATTATTTGCACTGTCTTTTACAATCTGCGTTAAAATAGGCACATTTCCAACTTTGAATTTCTGATAAACTTTTAAATACCTATCTCTAACATGCAATCTAATTACATCTCCGAAACTTCTATCATACTCATCAAAATTTTCATACTTAAAATTATTAATCTGATTTATATCTGTATTTACTTGATAAGCACCACCAAATCTAATTAGCGTTGGGAAGTAAGTTTTTTTAGCATTTACCTCAACTACAGAAGGCCTTCCATTACTATTTGTAACTAAATTGTATGTATCATTAAAGCTTTTTTCAATAATTCCAATAGATTTATCTTTTACTACATTAAAATCAAAATTCATTGGCTGAAGAACAAGAATATTAATACCAGTAGCGTCATTTGTGGAACTAGCAACTATCCAAACTTTACCCGATGGAGGGACTGCAAAACTTTTATCAATATCAAAAGTTACATTAAAATTATTTGTAGTTGAGTTAAGAGAATTAACCTCTACAGGCAATAGTGAAACAGTATATTTTAAATTCAAAAAGGCTACATCTGTTAAAATTAATGCATAAACAGAAAAAGTAGAATTACCACTTGTTGTAAATCTCAATGTCCCCTTTATTGAAAGTATCCTCTCGGCTGTACTTGATTTATTATAAAAAAAATATCCATCAGTAGCCCAAGTTGGCGCGCCAGCTCCGGTTATATCTACAGGAATATTTAATTGAGATTGTATCTTATATGCAGCATTATCTATTGTTCTTGGCACATTAATAGGGAATGATTCAGATCTAGTTTCATTGGGGTCATTTGTATTTGTGTCAAATGAGGTAGAATTAAAATTATAACTATCCGAAAATGGTACTTTTCTAAGTCTATAAAACAAGTCTCCATTTGTAACAGGTATTGTTGCTCCCCCGTTTGGCAACTGTGTTAAGCCAAAATGGTATCTATTTTCCGTCCCTGGATTGCCTATTCCATATTGTTTACCAAATTCATAATAAAACCTCTGATTTGAATCTGCATTGGATGAATAATTATATACAAGTATTTCATAATGCTGAAAATCTGTTGTTCCAGGGAATTGGAAATTAGCACTTATATCAGCATCTGGGTATCTTATTTTTAAGAAATTACCATTAGCTGTATATGTATTTTTATCTGGAGCTATTGGCACAGGCCACTGTATGTTATATTCAAATGTAGATACGGTACCAACTATTTCATAATCATATTGTGGCAAATAAACTATCTCATTACTAACATTATATCTAGCAATAAATCTAATTCTATCTCCCTCTGTGTAATTATAGGAAACAACACCCTGTGTTGAACTTATAGCTTCATTATATGCCGCTATGTTATCAATTCCAATATAAAAATATCTTGAATTATCTACATTATTCGTAATGCCAGCGTATGCAGACTCGCTTATCCAACACAATCTCTTATTGTAAGTAGTATTATTTGACCTTAAAACTTGATAATACGTAGCATATAATGGAGGCTTGTTCAGTATGCTTAAAGTTATTTGAGGATATTTTACAAGTGGCTGATCACTTGGCAAATTCGTAAAACTTGGGGTATTTATAGCACCTCCAATTTCTGTTTGCGCACCTATCGTTCTTCCTTGGGCATCAAAATATTGAATTGCATATTGATAACCCGAGTTCCATACATATGCAAAACTAGTATTATCATTACTCAATAAAGTTAATGTTTTAAATCCTACAGAGGTCAAAACAAACCCACTTGAATAATTCATAACCAATTTATTCCCAACCAATGATACTTGAGTATAACCTTTCAACACCATTGCAGCAGATATTCCAGCTAATATATCAGAAACCAAATATGAAGTTGTTAAACCTGACGTTGTAAAAGATGTACTTAAATCTGTTCCATTTGATGCGAATGAATTTATATAATAACCACCTGCCGCATTATTTAATGTCGTAACCTCTCCACCTGTATTTGTACCGGTACCATAAAGATATATACTCATTTGAGTACCAGGACCGCTATCAGTGCCATTTACCGTAGCAAGAAATAGCAAACCATTTTGATCATAAAAATAAGTATATGCATTTGGGGATGAATTAATACTTAAACTTACATTTGTTTTATCGTAACCCTCTGTAATTCCAGAATATAACAAAACATTACCATTTGCCAATTCTGCCGCATTTGCCTTTTGAGGTACATAATCTTGTAATTGGGAACTTTCAATAACATCTATTTGCGTATATACTGAATCATTGTAAAACTTATAAATATAAATGATGTTATCTGATATATTAAGAAGCTGCTTATCAAAAGATTGTATTAAAAACCAATCGCTTGTTGAACCATTTGTTGTTTCTCTAAAACAAAGCTCAATAGCTTTTACATCTGGCCCACCAGTTGATAACAATACAGCTATTCTTGCATTATTTGTAGCAGTATTATCTGTAAGTGTTAATGATGGTTGCTGGGGTAATGGCACAATGCTTCTTGAACTCCACACAGATTTTTCATTGTTATCATAAACATATCTGTAAGAAAATTGAAATAATTTGTTTCTTAAATTATTAATAGTTATAGTAGTATCATTTTCATAAACTACTTTTGGAGGCATTACCGGAGGAGCTTTGGCTACTAATATATATTCAAGCTTCCAGCTTGTACCATAATTTCCAAGTACATTTATATTTTTTGGAGGATTAAAACCATCATTAAAAAATAAAATATCACCTTCTACATCCCTATAAAATATATTTACTGATAAAACTTTATAAGATGGGTTAAAATTTAAAATATCAATACCATCACTATCTGTTTTGCTTTCTAATACCTTTGTTATTGTATCATTGCTTAAATCATAATACAAAATGCTATTATATCCATTACTATTCCAAAGAAAATAATACGCCCTATTTCTTACCCTATCGGCATAAAAACCAATAATTTTATTCGTACCAGCTGGCAGTGTGTATGGTATTAAAGTGTTACCAAGAATATTTGATACTACTCTGTCCTGACCACGACCTTGCGCATCTTTTGTTATATTAAGCGCATCAATATAATCACCATTAGATATTCTATACTCGGCAACGTCTAAATTGAGCTTACCATTAAATGGGTTATTTATTATTGGCATTTGTTATTATGCTTTTACAGTCATTCTTTGAGTGTCTAAATTTTGTTCATATGCTTGCATTAGGTACAATGGCTTAAATTGAGCATTTGCTAATCTTCTTTGATTATAAAATTCTGATTTTCTATCTCTCTTGTCTCCCAAATTACCTCTTCTTGTAGTAGGCATATTCACTATATCTCTCCAAGCTAACCAAGCAAGCATAGCCTCTCTAAATTGAATTGGAATAGAAAATGTTTCTTCTGGATTACCACTAGATAAATATTCTATCATCAAATAAGAATAATAAAAATATTGATTTAAAAGAACCACTCCATTAGAATCATCAATATTAAATTGACCTACAAACGGAGATCCACTTGGTAAGCCATAAATATTATTAAAACCATAACCATCCCAATAATTAAACCATACCGGCAAATCAGATTGATACCAAGCTGCCAGGGTATTGTCTTGTGTCAAAGCCAATCTATCCGGTTGCTGGTCTCCATAAAATGTCATTTTAGGATTAAATTTCAAAGGTATAATTTCTCCAACTGAATTTAAAACCCCAATTTTAGTATAGCTAATATAATCGTTTGGCAATTGAGCCGTAAAATTAGTTGTGTCAATTGCAACTTTTACTGTTCTTATTTTATAAAAAAAGTCAAGTCCTAATTTTTCCATACCACGAACAGCTATGTTGTATAGCTTCGCATACTTGTGGACTGATTGCTCACTTTCATCAATATAATCATTGATTACTGAATCTAGTGTTATATAATTTCTAACTTGTGACATTTTTAATTATTTGATAAGTAAGCTAATATATCATTATGTCGGATCAAAAAGTGCAATTCATTATTTACAATGACAGGCTCTCCTGCTCCTTTTATGTGAAAAACAACGTCATCTTTCTTTGCTTCCATCTTAATTTTAGCAGTACCATTGCCTACAGAAACAACTTGTGCTTTACAATTTCTTTCTCTAAATCCTTCAGGCAAAAACAATCCGCCCTCTGTAACCTCTTCAGGTGCAAATGGTCTTACTAAAACAAAATCTCTAATTGGTCTCATATGTTTTCTTAATTTTAATTATCTACGCCATCATTACTTTGATCTATTGGCCTTGATTTCTCAAAAGCTAATTGACCTTTAATATATTCAATAATCATTGGCATGTAATCATCCGGAACTATTAACGTAGATGTTAAGTCAGTTGAATCACCACCACTAATCATTCTTAATGTTGCCTTATAGCTTGTCAAAGGTATAGAACTTTTTACATAAATATTCTTACCTTCAATCCAGTAAAGAATTTTATTTTGAATTGGTCTTAATTGCTCTTGATAAGCAACTTGATTCATGCTCAAAGGTATAGCCGTTTGCGATGTCTTTTTATCACCCACAAATTGCAACATTGCAACGCCCTCGTTTTTACCCAATGCGTATGGAATTACCGGCAAATCAATGCTATAAGTAACAGTATCTACAGTTTCAGCATTAATATCTATATTGGTAAATGTAGTGTAAAACGAATTGTTTACATATGAAATACCGTCAATTTGAATATTGTCTGTGTAATTCTTTTTAACGGCCATACCAACAGCATCATTCAGCCATTGATTTACCAAATTAAAAGTAATATTTGAATCATCGGATGGTTGTCCGTTATATATCTGTCTTAATATCCTTTCTATAAGCGCATATCTAGTCATTATTGTCCTGTTTGTGTTATTTGATTAGCATATTGCTGCACCATACCATCTTTTAAGTTTAAACCAATTAACTTCAATGCACGCGTAATAATTTCCAATAAATCAACATCATCCCATACTGGCTGAACAGTACCCGTAGTAGGAGTAACTCCAGCACCTGTTTGGGTTGGAGCATAAACTGGCCTTCCGCTTACTGTTGTATATGCCCATACAATATCTGGTGCATTTTTAACATAAGTTAAAATAGCGCTACCAAGATTTTTTGGATAAAACTGAAATTTGTTTGGCTCTATTAAATAAATAGGATTAGTTACAACAGGATCAATTTCGCTATTATAATAAGAATATAAACTGTCTTGCTGAACAAATCTAACTCTTTTAAAATCAGGTGTAATTATTGCATCCGCTTGCAGATAATCAGCAGGATATGGTGCTTCCCCTGTAGTCGCATTAATAGTTAATGTAGATTCGGTAATCAAAGGAGTTAATCTCTGTCTTATATTTTCATTTTGGCTATAATTAACCCTAGCCTGTGGCCTTCCGTATTGATATTGCTGAAACTCACCCAATAAATAATCTTGATACGAAATCTGTGCTTGATTTATGACAAGATTAAATTCAGCTGGTGTCAAATAACCATTCTGCGCTTTATTAATCGCAAACTGGCAAATACGATACATGTCATTAACATTCATTGAAATAAGTTATATAACAAATATACGAAAAAGCCCCGTAATTTTTAGGCTACAGGGCTATTTTATTTAGAGGGGGAAGTTTATACCAATTTTTTCAATTGCTCTAAAAATGCCTTACTCTCGTCTTGAGGGAACATAGCAAAATCAACTAAATAAGTATGCGGCTTTTTGTCCGCTGGTATCTTGCAAATGAAGCCACCATTATTTGCCCAATAAGCTGATCCTTTCTTAGTTGTTGTATCAATCTTATTGTCAATCAATGCTTTTTTAACTATAAATGCAATTTCAACTTCTTTAGAACCAGCACTTTGCATAAACTTATTAGGTTGAGCTTCAGCGTAAAGTTCATAGTCGTTTCTTAATGCTTCCATAGATTTAGGCATACCTAAGTCATCTACAAACGAAATTCCCAAGAAATTACAATGTTTACGCATTTCTTCGTCAGAAGCTAATGAAGCGTACTTAATAGCCTCAACCTTAGCAACGCGTTTTGCCCTTTCAAGTTCAGCAGTTCTTTGTGGATTCCATTGGAAGAAAGTAACCTTTCTGGTTCCCTTTCTATTTGCATTATCTAAATTAGCATTACAAAGACTTAAAAACTCAAGTGCCTCAATATCATAATCAGCTACCCTTAAAACCCTACGGTCAAAAATTAAGCTTCTTCTGTTTTGTTCTACAAATGATTTTTCAAGTCCTTTTTGATCCTCTACCCAAATACTTGGATATCCTCTCAAAAGTCTAATTCTTTCCATTCTACCTTTCTTTTCATTCCAAACATCATCAATACCTTCCATATGGTATTTACCATTCTTCTTAGTATCTGATAATTTGAAAATCTTGAATGTAGTTCCGTTATTGGAAGCAGGGGCTAAATCAATGGCCTGAGCTGCTTCTTCATGTTGTCTTTGTACCTTTATTTCACCTTGTTGTGAAAAGTTAGCTTCCGCTAAACCTACTGCCTTTAAACGTGCCATAAAATGGTTTTAAAATGTTTAAAATAGGTAGGGACAATCAATAAAGTTGCCCCTACCCGAATTATAATGTCCTAAATAGACTAGCTACCTTGAACGATGATGAATTGGTTTGCTGCACAAACACGAGTACCACGGTAAGTGATCATCGCGATTTGATTAGTCATTGTACCATCTGTTGGATTAGGAGATCCACCACCATATTGCCATACACGAATACCGTTACCAACAGTACCACCTTGAGGAGGTTGTTGATACATAATAGTGATATTCTTGTAAACTTGAGCGGTTTTAGCATCCTTAGTTTCTCCCATTGGATAGATTAAACCGAAATTACGGAAGTAATCATTTTGAGGAGTTAAACCAGTTGTAACCTCAGTGTTGAATTGAGAGTACTTCTTAACAGATAATAAATATCCATCAATGTAGATTTCTTGGAAACCATAAGCAACAGAAGCTTCTTTAGACTTCTCGCCTTGTCCATAAACGAAAGCACCAGCTGGGTAAGCAGCGAAGATACCATCAGAGAAATCTTGTCTTTGGAAGATGTCAGTTAACCAAGCAGATTGCTTAGCACAACCGTTAACGTCCATGATACGAGTGATTTCATGTAATTTAGCGATATCTAATGTACCTGGAGTGTAACCAACAGTTTCACCGTCAGCAACTACTTTAGGGATGATACCTACTGAACCTTGAGAGTTAGAATCAATTGCGGCGTTGTTTTGTAAATCACCACGCATTAATTTAGCCTCTACGTTGTTCTTGAAACGTACCAATGTTTTGTACATACCTTTGTAAGTGAAAGCTGTAACACCGTTTTGAGCCATATCTGGAGATACTGGGAACTCATAGTAAGTTTCAGCCATTTGCGCTAAGTCAGTGTTAGACCAACCATCGCGAATTTCAGTTACATAGTTGTCATATCTTTGATCCAATTGGATTAAAGGATTGATTGCTTGAGAAGCTTCACCAGCATCGGCATCACCACCGAATAATAAAACCTCACCTGCTAACAATTGATTTACGCCAGCAGAAGCAAATCTTTGACCAGTTTGCTTAGGAGCAACTTGGAAAGTCCATGCATAAGCTACGCTATCGTCAATAGAGATGATAACCCCTTCAATGTTAGAAGAAGCAACACGCAATGTTTCGTTAACTCTTAATGGAGTCTGAGTACCATTGTTGTAATAAGCTTCTTGTCCTAATGTTAAAGTTAAAGTAGCGCCAAGACCAGCTGAAACTGTAGATTCGTTTGTAACACCTGGCATTAATTTACCACGGTTTTCAAACCAGAAGTAGTTTAAGTTTTTAACTTCTTCCATTCCGCTATGAGCAGCTAACCACCAAGTAAAATCTTCGTTGCCATACTTTTGAGTGTATTGCTTGTAGTACTGTGGAGTTAATAATTGTAGGTCAACCATAAGTTGCCTATTCTGGGTTTGCAACGAGATACTACCCGGTTGCAAAATATTTGAGGTAGGTATTCCTGCCATGATATTTTAGTTTTTGTTTTTAACGCCTCCTCCAAAGGCAATATCAAGTTACGAACTAAATGCCCACTCTGCTAGTCTCTGCCTTTCAGCTTCAACGCCACTAAGATCAGGTTTCGCTCCTTGAGGAGTTGCGGTTTGGTTGATGTTTATGTTCCCACTCTTTTTAAAATGAGCAAGCAATCTTTGAGATGCCGCCTCATTTGCTATTTTTGAGAATATTTTATCACGGTTTTCTAACAGATATTTATCTGCCATAATTTGTTGAACATTTGGCTTACCATCCTCGTTAAACCATCTGCCTTCAAAATAACTGTCCGTGTCAAAATCCTCTAATTGACTCTTCATTGCGCTTTTTTCTTCATCCCCCACATTAAATGAAATCGGTATTTCAACATCCTCGTCTTTTACCGATACACTAAATCCGTTGAATGATTTAAAATCAGAGTCAAGTGTTTTTTCATAATTTGATCTAGCATATTGCATCATTTCATATTCTTCTTGAAATTGAGCTTGTCTGCCTGCCTCATTATAAATATCTGGTAATTGAATTTCACTTTTCAATTTTGCCAATTCAGATCTAGTTGTTTTAGCCTCAATCATCAACTTCCTTTCGGTATAGTCAACTTGAGCCTCCCAATTCTTTACCTTGTTAGCATAATCTTCATCAGTTTCATCAAATCCCTGTTCTGGTTTTAAAGGTACGAAAAATTTATCATAAAATAAAAGTTCCACCTCTTCTTCATTTAACTCCTTGTGTTTTTGTCTAAGATTTTCTTTTACAACTTCAATGGCTAATTCAGTATCTAATTCAGCAGTAGTCAATCTTTCTAGTTTTTTCTGCTGATTTAAAACTTGATACACATCGTCTGCTTTGCCTTCTTTAATTGCATCAAACAATGTTTTACTTACATCGTCCTTAAACTCAAAACTAGGCTCTTCTTTAAGCCTTCTAAATTGATTTTCAGCCTCTTCAACGCTTTCAAAGCCAAACCTTTCTCTTACAAATTCATTTGGATCAAATGACTGAGAGCTGTTTTGTTGCTCTGATTGTTCCGGTTGCTGTTCCGGTTGAGCCGTAACTTGTTCGTTACTTGACTCATTTGTAGCAGTAGGGGTTACATCTACCGCTGTTTGTTGTTGTAACACAACATCTTCATCCCCGAAAGGATTGTAACCTTCTGCCAGCGTAATTGGTGCTGACATGTCTGTATTCTCTGGCATAAATGCTGATTTGGTTTCTATTTTATATTAGAGCACACCTATATTGATGTGCTCTATTTTATTTAATTATATTAACAAGCTGTGTAACTGCTAATTGTATTACCAAATGGTCCGCCCATATTACAAACTTGATCTTGAGCTGCGAAATAAATGCTAAGATACTGACCATAAAGAGGTCTGTTATATGGAACAGTTAGTCCTGCATCCATATACAAACTAACACCGATATTTAATGATAGAGTATTAGCATATACTGTAATCATTGGGTTAATACGTGCACACGCATCAAGTGGATCAGATGCACCATAAGCCATGAAAGCGTATGATGAAACTGCACTAGTAGTAGTTGTTGTAGTAGGTGCAGCAGTTGTAGTTGTTGTAGTAGGCGCAGTAGTAGTGGTTGTAGTTGTACCAGAACCAATCGCTATTACGCCACTCTCACTTATAGTAATTGGATATACTACAGAAGTATTTGTCAATAACTGTACGCCATACCAACTTGTTCCATCTCCATAAATAGGTTGTGTTAATCTACTATCAGCATATAATACATTAGCAGTTGTTAATGTGCTTGTTGTAGTATATACTATTTGAGTGCCCTGATCAACTCCTATAAGATTTGCCTGAAAGGCATCAGGGTATGTATTTTTAGACAATACATAAGCTATTGAATTTGCCATTTTATTCTATTTTTAAATATTTACCAATAATACCAAATGCCACTAAACCACTAGCGGCAATTGATGTAACATCAGCTTTTGATGTTAAATTTACTCCAGAAACAGATATCCAGTTAATTGGCACTTCAGGTGCTGGTAATAATTGACCAGTAATAGCGCCATCATCATTTGTTGTGCTAAAATTAATTGTACCAGAAGGGCTTACTAATTGAACTACAGCCGAATCCCATCCAGATAAATCCTGATAGAAGCTGTTGTTCGCATTAAATGATTCAGTTGCATCTACAACTGTACTAATTTTTGAACTAAATTTTTGTAGTCTTATTAAAAGTTTACTAACCGTTGCCATTTTTTTATTTTTTTAATTTTTATTTATTATTGTTGCATTTGTTGAGCCATCATTTGTTCCTGCATCATCTGCTCCTCCATCATTTGTTGATCCTCTGGAGACATCTCCTCTTCTTCGCCCTGCTGAGGCTCCATTTGTTCGCCTTCTCCGCCTTGTTGCTGCATCGCCGCTTGTTGCTGTTGCATTTCCTCCATTTGCATTTGCTGCATTTGCTTTTCAATTTGATCATTTTCCATTACTAATGGCATCTCAACATTTTGCAACATTTCAGCTAACAAAGGTCTTAATTCAACCGGAACAGGTATATTAGCCTTAGCCAAATCAAACATTCCTTGTATAACAATCGCTCTTTCTTTTGCTTGAGTTTGTTTTTCTAATAAAGCAGCATCACCCTCAGCTTTAGCTTGCATACTTGCTTGTTGAATTTGAGCATTTTGCTGACTATTGTTAGCTGCGTTTTCTTGTTCATTTTTTATAAATCTTTTTTGCGCTTGTCTAAAATATAATTCAGCTAATTCAACATTTTCCTTAGCAATTCTAACAATCTTAAATGGATCTAAATACATTACTAATTGAGGATTTGATGCCATAGCATTGTTCATCATTATTTGCAAATTAGCAATTTCTTGAGCTTGTGGCAACATTCTAACCGTAGCCACAAAGTTTCTATCTACAACATCAGACTCTTTTAATAAATTTCTGTATTTCTTTGCTCCATAAGTAACGCTCTTATTTAATAAACATGCTATTTTTTTACATGTTTCTTCCATAACATAAATATATGCATCATACATATATTCTGTAGCATTATTAGCTAAAACTCTTGATGCCTCAATATTTGAAGCAGCAACTCTTGGTTGAGCAGCTTGGTTCATCAAATTAGGATCTTCACCAAGTTCGTCTTTTAAAACTTGATAATGGAATTGATACAACTGAATTAAAGATTGCAATTGAGGCGAAAATCCTGAATTTGCTAATTCTGTAATTGGCACAGGTATTCTATTTCCTTCGGCATCTCTACCACGATAGTAAAGCTTACCAGTTTGTTCCCAAATCTTTTGAACGTCTAATGGCTTTACAGAGTCACCCAGTCCCAAATCTAACTCCTGCATTGCATCCACATCTATAGCGGCACCTGCCGGCACCATCTTAGCTACTAATTGTTGTATCTTTAATCTAGCTAAAATCATTTGTTCAATTGGCTCTTCAATCTTTTCTGGCACAGCTACATTACGCATGTCATATGGATCATACATATAGAAGCTATAAGAAAATTCTGCGTTGCCAATTTCTTTTGGATCTTGCGGGCGAATCATGTTTTTCTTAATTCCCCACTTAATCATTTTTTGAGTAACTGGACAATATACACCTTCGTATATATTCCACTTTTTCTCTTCTAAATATTGCTGATTTTCATCTAATTTTTCTGGCTTACCTTTTCTTATGATAGTGCTACCGTTTTTCTTCGTCTTAGTAACAGTATATCCATCAGAATCTAAAGTCTTAATTTCAAATTGCATTAAATCAATATTCCATTCGTCATATGGTCTTAACCATGCAACGTTCCAATCTTGCATCCACTTAATCTTATCTGTAAGTTGGTATTCTTTTGAAGATTGAGCTAATTCAAATATATCTTCTTCGCTTAATGTTCCGCCACTTTCTTTACCATATCTTGCTCTTATTTCGCTAATCTTCATTGATAAGATATGACCTCTATAAGTAGTATCTCTAAAATCAGGGAAATCAGAATAAGAATAAATTGCATTTTCTGGGCGAATCCATTGAACATGAATTTCACCTTCTTCATCCATCCATGTATAAGTACATACTAATCCAACCTCTGCTGAATCGTGTAATAATCTTTGTTTTAAAACATCATTCCATCCATTAGCCTCTAATACATTATTGCAACCAAGACTATATTGTATCTCTTCTGGTAAATGATTAAATTCTGTAATCCATCTATCTAACTCGTCTTTATCTTCTGCAACAAATTGGTCTGGAGATATAATTGGTATTCCAGACTCTTGTTGAATTTGTCCCAATATCTCTTTATTCTGAAACACAAACTCTGCTTCATCTGCTGCATTTTTTTTAAGCATTGCAGAGGCGCTATCAGTAGCTGTAACAGTAACCTTTTCATTTCTACTCATCCATGATCCAACTAATCTTGCAACAATTGTATTACCAATAATAATTGACTTCCAATTGATATTTACAAAGTTAGCTTTACTGTTCATCTCTAAACGATCCATAAACACACTCATGTCTATTTTACCGTTTGCGATTTGTCTATTTTTTCTAAATCTATTATTTCTTAACCAAAAATAAGTTTGATTACCATAGATTGTAGAATAAATGCTTTGTGCAACATTTTTACCATAGGTATAATCTTTTTTAGAAGATACGTCTGTAGTAATTTGGAATTTTTTTAAAGCCTCCCCATTACTATTTGCTGCTGATATGTATAAAGGACTATCTGCCAATTTGAGTATATTTTACGTCAAATATACTAAATATTAAGAATTTAGTAAAATTTTAATTAATTAAATACAGGAACATAACTTTTAACTAGTGGTTCTCTTTTAACCTGCTTCTGAATTGGCTCCATTAAACAAACAATCAACATTAAAAATGATACCGTAATGTCATAGTCTGTTCTATTATTGGGATCAAACTTTTTGGCATCTTCAAGCAAGTTTTCAAAATCAATTGAATCAATATGAGACTCAAAATACATAATGCCGACATCGGTTTGCTTGGTTAAGCTAAATGGCGTAGTCGGGAATCCCTTGTGCCTATCTGCTGTCTCCCTTTTTGATGGATCTATTGTGGATAAGGGATAGGAACCTAAATACCCAACCCTACCTCTATCTCTAAAATATGATAAATAATCATCACTATTATGCTCGTACCAAGCCTGATAACCATAAAATTCGGCAGCTAAAAGGACTTGTTCGTGTAATATTTCTTTAATTGGCGGCCTTCCATACAAATGCCCTATTGCCTTACCGGTCTGTTCCGGATTTAACAAATCATATCTTCTACCTATCCAAGCAGATGCTTTTGAACCATATTTACCACCCTGACTATTACTATACCCGTCAATTGCAATAGCTCCATCATGTACTCTTCCTGGCTTTCTAGTCTTAACATCAAATGTGTGCTTATTCTCTTCACCTGGTTTTGGGAATTGGGTTATTACCCAATGAAAATCTTCTTCTTTATCTGTAATGTTTCTCCATCTAACCGTTTGGTCTAAGTCTCTATAAAATATAACATGTCTCTTTAATACAGGATTTTCTTTTAAATATTGCTCTCTTGAACCAATGTTCATTACATTAAAAATACATTTATCAGAATCTGTACTAAAAGCTTCATCAATAGTCAATGGCTCTTTTCTTACACGCGCAGATAATGCTCTTGGGTTGTTTTTAACTGTTTCCCTATCTGCCAATATTTGGTCTAAGGTTTTATTTTCATCAGGATAACCAAAATCATCAAAGTTTCTAGTTCGTTTAGCAGACATAAAGAATCTATAAAGGCCACTTGAAGTTGTGCCATTATCTTGCCTTTTATCCTGATTACTTTCCTCCCATAATAATTTAAACGCATCTTGTACTCCATCTTTTTCTGTTGTTAATTTTTCAACCGTTGTAGTATATAATGCCTTGCCAATGATTTTACCCTCATCATCCAATAAACAATAACGGACAACCTCGTGCCTATCGTAAACATTTACCTCCGTTGTTTTACCGCACTCGTCAGCAACATATCTATGCAATTTCTGTCCGTCATATGCAACCGTATCAGCTGACTGATGGTCAATAATTGAACCCAATTCATCCTTATCTACACTCTCCTCTGCCTTTTTACCTCTTACATTGGTTTTTTGGAACCTCATCTCTGTCTTAGGATTTACCCCCAAAGACATATCGTATTCCGGTCTAAAAAACTTAGGGAGCCTTCTAAATGGATTTACAACAGTTTTAGCAAAGAATTTCTTGGCATCCGAACCTGTTTTAGACTGAATACCACCGTTGGTCATTTTTGTCCTAGTTATATATTCGGTAACAAACAATCCTGCTACAAATGATTTACCAAAACGCCTTTTAGTAACTTCTAGCATCCCCATACATAATGGATCTTGGATGCAATAGTCCATGAAATAAAATTTCTCTAAATCTGGAATACGAAATTTAGGATAACCAATATCTATTGGCCACCATTGTAAATACAAATAATGCAACCCCGTTAAAAAAGTAGGCACTCCATTATTCATGTACCAAAAACCATTTAATCTTCTATCCCACTCTTGCTTTTTAAATTCCTCAAGCTTTTCGTCATAAAACTCTACATCGTCATCCTTTTTCTTTTTGTCAAATTCATCCCACCTTTTCATAGTATCTAAATACCAATCAGGCAAAGGCATCCTTTTCCAATACTGTTCTGACTGAATTTCAGATCTTTTATAAACACCCCTAAATTCTACTTGCTTTGTAATTATATTAAATACATAGCCTTCAGGAGGTAAATTACATTTTAACCCCTGAATATCTATAACACTACCACCTTCAATTTTTTCGTACATAATTAATATCTTTTGCCAGCTAATTCGCCTACAGCATCAGCCATGTTTTCTGGAGAAAATGGTTTTCTAGTAATTTGAACTTGTTCTTTTTTATCGTCCTTAGCTTCTTGGTTTATGCCAGCAAGCACTTCTAACGCCTTTATTGACGAAGAAATCGTACCCGCATCTACCCATATTTTCTGCAACCTCTCAAAAGTTTTAATCTTAGGATCGTCAATATCAATCGCAGTAAGACTTGTTTTATTAAGCAATTCAGCCATTTCATTTGCTTTCCTATTAAGAGCATGATACAGCTTTCCAATACCATCTTCTTCATAGTAAGCGTTTTTACTTTGAAGATAAGATATTTGCCTTTGTAAATCTTTAATTTTATTTTCTAATTCTACTGACATTAGTTTAATTTTTTAGCATCAGAAACACTATATCCAACTAACAAATCTCCATTTTTAACTTTTTCAGTTAATTCATGCTCAACCGATATTACCTCATTTCTATCATTACCATCAGGATAATATCTTAATCTTATTATCTTACCTTCTGTACCGTCATCATTTTGATAAATAATTTCATAATCGCTTGATATTACAGTACCAACCACATTGCCAGCCAAATCACCACTTGTTACGTAAATCTTATTTTTTACTAAAGTAGGCTCTATTCCTTGTAAAAAACCAGTATATGGTTCAAATACCCTCAATCCGGTAATAAAATTATTTAAAGCGTTCCACGTGGAACCTTTCTCTGTTCTCCACATAAAACACTCTTCAATAGGAATAGAGAAATATTGCATATCGGAAGATGCCTCTGCCGTAGGTCTTTGGTAGTTGAATATTTTATATGTATCATGGGTGGAATTGTGGTGTATCAATATTTCGGCACCTTCTGGTATTCCATTGCCATTTACTACTTCCGCATTAACTGGCTTAACATAACGCATATTAAAATTATCATACTGCCTTTCTAGCTTAATTTTAGTACCATCCTTAAATGTGTGGCTATTCTTACTTTCTAAATCAACTTTAATAACAACTCGGTTTGCAGGAGCCTTCAGTTTCATAATTTAATTAATTTAATTCAAAGGTAAGGATTTTATTAACTTAATCAATTTTAAATTGCATAAAATATCTTATATTTGTATTGCCCAAAAAAAATTTATAACAAAAAAAAACAATCAAAAATGGCAAATCATTTATCGGTTTATGTTTATCGTAGAAATCAATACGATTTATCAAACCCAAACGGAACCCCTGCAACTAGCGGTGTGTTATTTTCATTACCAACTGTTGGATTACAAGTTCAACCTACTACAGTAGTAGCAAATGGCGTACAAATGAACTCATTGATTCTTTTGTACCCTAGTGGTCTTAATCAACCAGCTGAAAAGTTATACAGCAATGCAACTGTTGCTGGATTAATTGCAGCTATCAATGGTGGTGGTATCGCAACAACAACAACTACTACAGTAGCTCCAACCACAACAACTACTACAGTAGCTCCAACCACAACAACTACTACAGTAGCTCCAACCACAACAACTACAACAGTAGCTTAATTTAAAAAAATTTAAAAACAATTAAAAATATTAAAAAATGGCAAGTATAGTATCAATTACAGCATATCGCAGAAATCAATATGATTTATTAAATGCAAACGGAACTCCAGCAACATCTGGTATTGAATACGGATTCCCAGTAGAGGGATTCGCAGCTTATCCATGTCCTTCTGGAACAGTAGCAAACGGTGTAACTATGAACTCAATTGTTGAGGTAGTTCCAACCGGTTTAAATCAAGTGCCGGTATTATTTTATACTACTTCTACAGTAGCACAGATTAATTCAGCAGCAAATGCTTAATCTTTTTAAAGATGTAAATGAGCCCCTAGTTTTTAGGGGCTTTTTTATTTTCTTTATAAACCGTCTTTAGGTTTTTATAAATTCTTTCAGCATCATCAATTGTTTTGCCCGCTCCTGCGGCCATTACAACAGACAACCTTCTTAGTTTCTTTGCAGCTTTGTTATTCATAATTTAATTTTATCTCCCCTGACCTCTATATTCTTTAGGCTTTGGAGAGTGCTTGTTATAAGTTTTTTTTGCACTACCAGTCTTTCTTTTACCAAATGTAACCTTCCTGGAATCTGATTTTACTTTAGCCATTTTATTCGTTATTTAGGATTAATTGGTACGAATATAAGCCATTTTCTAAATATTTTTTATTCAAAATATGACTTCCGAACCTTTCTTTCCTAAAATCTCTCAATCCGGCTGATACTGAAGCTTCGGGTATATTGGTAATATGAGATATTTCACCCAATGTTCTATACACCCTATCCTTCATCAAATCTTTTAATTTAAAATGGTTTTTAGCCAATCTTTTACCATCTTGTTCGTGGTTATAATCGGATCCATCAAATCTTAATTCCTGTTGCATAGTATTATTTTTTGTTTTTAAAATAATCTAAATTCAATTGTCCACCGTCCATAAAATTGGGGTGTACGAGGATGTCATCATCATAAAAGTTCCGCACCATACCACTGTCGTATAATACGACTTTCCAAACGGTGTTGGTTTGGCTTCCGTAGTCAATCCAGGCAATTGCTTTTCCATATCCTAAAGGGGTTTCTACGTCAATAATATTTGTTAATTCGTGTATATACATTAGAATGGAGTTTCGTCTTGTTTACTAGATAATAATTGAATACTTGTAACTCTTGAATGTAATTGAGCTACAGTTTCTTTTGTCTTGTCGTTTAAATAATTTTTAGCTTCTGGCTTACCTTCCATGTAAATCAACGTACCTTTCTTAAGATAATTTACAACATTTAATTTGTCTGTCCAATAAGCACAAGAAACCCATGTAGTTTTATCTACATCTTGTCCTTGTTGGTTTTTAAACTTTTCACTGTAGGCCATTGAGAAATTAATCACCGTCTTACCGTTCACTTCATTAACCACTGCATCTTGTCCTAATCTTCCGATTACTGAAATTCTAATCATTGTTTTTTGTTTTTATTGTTATTAAAATATTACTTCTTCTCCGTTTTCATCTTTATATGGAAGCCAAGATTGACTTGCTTCTTTTCTTTTCCAAAAATCCATTTTCTTGGCATTTAACATTTCTTGCAATATATCTTTACCTTCTATGAAAAACCTTCTTCTTTCCCATACATAATCAAGCATCATAAAACCTTTTCTACCAACGCTTTTCTTTTTAATCTTTTTGGAATGAAACTCTGCTAAAGGATTATTTGGATCTGTCTGCGCAAATGGCCTATGATATACTAAAATATTATCCATTTTATTTGACCACATAGCACCATCATTAATATCAAATACATCAGGGCATTTATAGTTACCAGTTCTATCTCTTTCCATCAATTTAGGATGCGCAATTATCCAAAAGTATATATCGTTTTTTCTTGCAAATCTTGAAAAGTCTGCTAATAGTGTTTCAAGATATTTATCAGTTCTACCGTTATATCCCTTGTAATCATTTGTCATCTGATTAAATGGATCAATACAACAGTAATCTACTTTTTCTTGAACTATTAACTCTAAAAATTTCTCCTTGATATACTGTGGTGTTGGTGATAGCATTTCAGCACTAATGTAAAAAATATGCTTTGAAACAAAATCATATGCAGCCTCGTATATTTCACTTGAAGGTCTATTTGGATTGTATGGAGTACATTCGCAACCTAAAAGCATTTCAACATAATCATGAAAGTATTCTTCTGCCGGAACATCCTCTGGTGAAAATGTTGCAACCTTCTCTCCAAACATAACCATTCTCATTAGCAATTGAGCTTTCTGCCAAGCTGTTTTACCGTAGTTACCAATACCAGTAAGTAATGTTATTTCACCTCTTTTTGGTTTAAATAAATAATCTATTTGAGGTATTCCAATTCCCATTACCCTGTCAAAACCATTTTCATTGATATATAATGCTCTATCTTTTACATCTATACCGTAAACAACATCCTCAACTCTATAATTTTCTCCAGACTCTTCTGTAAACTCTTTTTTAACATCAATTTCGTAATTTGTGGTTTTACTTACAAGTTTTTCTTTTTGTATTGACGCAGTTGCAAAATTGTTTTTATTTGCCCTATAACCACTCTTAACAGCACTCTTCATTTCAGACATTGTAAAGTCATTACTAACCGTGTACTCTGTTGAAATTAAACTTAGTGCAGAATCTTCTCCAATACCAAATCTGCAACAAGCTGAAGCTAATTTGAAAATATAAGTGTTTCTTTCACCTGTGACAAAAGCATCGTTTTTATTGGTAAGCCACTTCAAAATTCTACGAAAATTCTCAGAATCATCTACGTTTTCATTTTCAGTTACAACTACCTTTTCTATCTTTTTTGCCTTTGAAAATACTTCTGCATTTTCGTTAATGTAAATATCTGGATCAAAGCTCTCATAACAAACTCGGCTTACGTTAATACCACTTCTATCAATTTCAGGGAAAACATCCTGAAGCGACTGAAAGTGTTCTCTGTGTTTTTTACCATCGGCTATTTTAACCAATGCTTTTAAACCGTTACCAGAAGGGCTAACCCAACAAGCGTAAACAAATGTGTTAGATATAATTTCGGTTTGCTTATCCCTTAAATCAGAAATATCATCAAAATCAAGCACAATAAAACCACTATGCTCAATAAGCTGCTCATCTTTCCTATCAGCACCAAATTTACCACTAAAGCATATTGATGGCAGATTTAACTTCAATTTATTGGCTTTTTCCTTATCCAGGGCCAATCTAATATCCATTACCAACTGCTTACTTGCACCAAGCTTTATTCTTTCTAGTGCCTTTTCAACGGTTATAAAATGAGGTTCCTTGCTAAAAATGTTTTTAAAAATTGTAATCATTATTCAGAAATTGTTTTATAAGCCATTCTAGCGGCTTCTAATTGTTGTTGGTAAGGGTTAACACTATTTTGGGGAGAAACTGTCTTATTTGGCTTATTAACAGCATCTAGCACCCATCTACGAATAGTTAGGTAATCTGATTTTGTAGAATAGGACTTTTCAATTTTATAAGAAGATAAAAAATCATAGCACTTTTTTACTACATCATTTCCATATTCAGAAATAAGTTTTTCGTTTTCTTTTTCAGTCAAATGAACATTATCCTTATATTTTATTTTTATTTCCTTTCCTTTTATTTCCTTTCCTTTCCTTTCCTTTTTAGCATTGCCTTCGGATTGCGTTTGCAATGCGTTCGCATTTTCCCATCTATAACTAGCTGATTTTCTTGCACTTTCGCTTTTGCTGTTTCTTTGATCTAATCTTTCTTGAACAGAATTGCTACCAAAAAAATCACCATTAAAAATGAACAAATCAAAGTCATTTACTACGGATGCAACAATATCGCAATCCGACCTTAAATCATACGCAATGCCTTCGTAATCCGTTCGCAATGCGTTCGCATTATTATATAAATCTTCAACAATAGACCAAAATATACCATAGCCAATCATGCCATGTTTTCTTATTAGCCTTTTTATCTTCTCATCATTACGAGCATTATAGTCGTGTGAGAAATAGAATGTATCTTTTGGCATTTTTAAATTCTTAATCGTTAGTAAAATCAGTTCCCATTACCTCATTTATCTTTTCTAAATTTTTATCAGAAAGGTTCATAATCCTCTGGATAAAGATTGAATAAAGTGTTGGATATGGTATTTCTGTTTTTCTTGAAAGCCATGCTAGTGGCCTTTCTTCTGCTTCAAGATGCAGTAGAATTAAATCTTTTACATTTTGTTTTTCCATAAATAATTTGATTGAAGCACAAAGTAAAGAATAATATTTTTAATTACAAAATTTATTTTTCCATAAATTTATTTTGTTATTTAATTAAATTAATTATCTTTGTTAAAATTATTATTATGATTAAAGAATTTATCCCTTCTGAACAAGCGCAAGCTCTAGCAGAATTAGGTTTTAATGAAGAGTGTATTATGTCATATCCTCCATTATTTCAACAAGCATTTAGATTTTTTAGAGATAAGTATGAATATACTTATTCAATTGGTAGAACAAATATTGCAGTTATACATTATGGATTAACAACGCAGTTATTACAAAACAATAATTCATATGAAGAAGCAGAACTTGCTTGTATTAAAAAATTTATTGAAATAGCTAATGCAGAATAGAGAATTAATATACGATATGGCTAAGAGATTAGACATGGTAATTGAAGTAACAAAGAAAGGAGAATACATTGGAAAATTTAGATTCATTAACAATAAACTACATAAATTAAATGAAACAAGAAATGACGATAACAAAGAAGTGCGCAACTTGCAAGATAGAAAAACCAGTAAGTGAGTTCGCTAGAGATCATGATGCATTATATGGAAGATATTATCAGTGTAAAAAATGTACTGTTTTAGCTAATAGGGCATCAAAAAATAAAAAGAAAGAAGGAGTTATAATAGCATTTTAATATGGAGCCATACCAAACAAAAGCAATAAAAATATACTTAAACTTTTTTTTAAAAGACAGAATAACTGATTTTGAAAATAGAATAATAAAAGCAAAAAATGATGCTATATCGCATGCTCAAAATCAAATAGAATTATATAAAAACAATTCTGAAGAAATATTTTATTGGTCAAATGTAAAAAACGCAATTGAAAAAATATGAGAAATAGCACAATAATAGTTAAGAAAAAGCGTTGTATAAATTGTGGTAATATTGATTACCATTTTTCAAAAAAGATGTGTAAGCAATGCGCTACCATTGCATCAACACAAAAAAGGATGGATGAATTTGAAGATGATTCAGAAAGCTTTAATAATTTAGTTCAGGATTTAGATCACGTATTTAGCCAGTATATTAGAAATAAACATGCCGATAAAAGCGGAATAGTAGAATGTTATACTTGTGGAAATAAGCATACTGTTTCTGAAATACAATGCGGACATTTTATGGGCAGGTCAAATTTGGGCACAAGATGGATGGAGTCAAATTGTAAACCACAATGTATGGAATGTAATTATTTCAAAACAGGAAACATTGAAGAGTTTGAAAATAAACTACACGAAGAAAATGGAGCTTTGGTAGAATATTTAAGAGAAACAGCTAGACAACCAACAAGGCCAACAAGAGAAGAATTAAAAGCTTTGATCTTAGAATATAGGGCTAAACTTATTTTAGTTAAAAAGAAATTTATAAAGTAGGTTGTCGGTTTTTTATAGTAAATATGCCCCTGCATTTCTATGCGGGGGTTTATAAAAAAAGAGCCCCTCGTAGAAACGAAGGGCGTGATTAAACCGTTAACACTTGCTATATGAGATGCAAATATACAAAAATTAATTAAATTTATTTTTTTAATTAAATTAATTAAATTAATTTTACAAAAAAATTTAAAAAATGGCAAGAAACATTAGTCCAGATTCGGTTTCAAGTAAGGTTGCTGAATTAACATTAGGAGAAAATATTAGATTAAATAATCCATATACATCAGTTATGGTTATGGTATCAAATTTAAAAAAGAAAGAAGCACACAAAGATAAGCTGTTTAAAATTAAACACGCGGACGGTGTTACCGTTGTATCACGAATTAAATAAACCAACATATATGCACATCCAAACCGTTAACTACACTAGAACATTTAATTTAGGTAACTATTCATCTGAAAAGATTGGCGTTGAGTTTGCCCTCAATGAAGGTGAGTCAGCCAATAAAGCTCTTGACCACGCAAGAGAGCTAGTAGAAGAATATCACAATAAAAATGTAGCTAGACAAAAAGAACTTGCTGAGTATTTAGGTGTTAATTATGATGACATACTTACTGAAGAAGTAATTCCTACTCAGTCAAAAAAGACTTTAGCTGAAAAAACCAAAGAGTTTATTGACTCCTGTAAAACAAAAGAAGAGTTAAAGGCTTGGGAATTGATGAGTAAAAGTAATCCGGAATTACTAATGCACTACAATAATAAAATGAAAACACTTTAACTATGAGATGGAATGAAACACACATCAGAGCAAGCTCTGTAGGTTATTTAATGACCGAACCTCAATCAAAAGCTGATAAAGAAGCTGGATTGTTATCTAAAACGGCTCAAAAGCATTTATTAGATGTTTATATAGCCGAAAAGTATGGTCGCAGAAAAGACATACAAACCAAGCAAATGAAAAAGGGTATAGAAGTAGAGCAAGATTCAATTGATTTACTTTCTATGTACTTAAAAATGCCATTTAGTAAGAATGACCAAAGATTTACAAATGATTTTATTACTGGTTTTCCTGATATTATTGATAATGACAGAATAATTGATATTAAATCAAGTTATGATCTTTGGACGTTTATTGGCAATATACCAGATAAGTTAGATAGTTTATACTATTGGCAAATGCAATCTTACATGTGGTTGACAAATACAAAAAGTGCTGTAATTGCTTATTGTTTAGTAAATACTCCTGAAAGTATCATAGAGCAAGAGAAGTATTACATGCTTAAAAAGATGGATGTAGCCACTGAAGAAAATCCAGAGTATGTAAAAGAGGCAATGAAGATTGAATTTAACATGTCTTTTGATGATATTTCAATAGAAGAAAGAGTACTTATGTTTAAAGTTGGTAGAAATGAAGATGATATACTGCGCATCCAGCAGAAAGTAGAAAGAGCAAGAGAGTTTTTAAGAGAATTGGAAGAAACACATTTAAACTTTAATAAGTAATATGAATCCTGAAGTTAATAACGGTGCTAACATTATAAATGCCATTCAAAATTTAAAAATGGCTCAAGAACAATTTGAGGATTTTTGTAGGCAATACCCTAATTCGCAAGGATCAAGATTATTTAAGAAATATAGCGATAAGATAGGTTGGATATTTGGAGATTTAATATCTAATCCATTTTTAACAGAACAAGTCAGGATTGGGATTAAAACAGAAATAGCAAGTGATGTTTTTGCGGTGCCGGCAATTATTGAAAAGGTAGCGTTATTAACTCCAGATCAAAGAGATATGATTGAATCTACATTAGATGCATTAATAAGTGGCGAAGAGGTAAAAATAGTTGACATAAACGAAATAAAACAATAAAATATGGCAAAGAAAAAAGCAAATATTCCTGAAGATAAACAAGCATATACAGAAGGATGTGATTTTTGTATGCAATTTGACTATGATGACATTCATGTAATTGGAGCAAGTCCAGATGAGCACGGTGCAATTGAATTAATAATTAAGGCTTACCAAGATGCCGGAGTTACATTTGTATGCCCAAATACTGGTAAAAAATTAAGGATATTTGCTAGGCCATTAACAGATGCTGGCAGAGCTATTTTAGATCCTAGTCAATTACCTGGAGGTAACGAGGATATTAAGGAAATTTAACAATGATTGCTGGTTGGTGTAATTGGTAACACGACAGATTTTGGTTCTGTTATTTTGCGTTCAAATCGCAAACCAGTAACAAATAAAAACTATCAATATGACAATAGGAATAATAACAATAGTATTATTTATAGCAATATCTATTTTAGGTGTAATAGATATTTTTAAGCAAACAAAAGACAAATAGTATGATATTTATAGTAATACTCATACTAATGGCAATAGCGGCTTGGGTTTCTTATGATATGAATAAAGAACCCTAGTATTAAGATTGAACTAAATTAATGTTTTCTCTTCCAGGTAAGTTTATTTGTTTTACTTTAGAAACGCCATTTAGCATATCTAACATGGCTTTTTCATCTTTTGTTATATTCAGCAAATCTTCAATATCGCCATTGTCTCTTTTATACGTTTTCCAAAATTCTTGTAAATCTTTTGGTGTAACGACTTGATCTGGCTTAAAACCTGCACGTTGTCTTAAAGACATCAACCTTGATTGAATTTCTTTTGGATGTGTAAAATATTCGTATTCAGTACCACGATACTCTTCCGGCATTTTCATTCTTGGTAATAATGAATTTCTAATTATTCTTGCATTTTCGTTATCTGAAAATGATTCGTTACCTTCAGACCATTGATTGTTGTAATCTTGTAAAAAATGATTTATTTCATGTGTTTCAACATCTGGAGCAGCTCCTTTTTTAACAAGTATTCTTCTTGATTCTGGAACGTATTGACCTTCAACTGGGAATGGTACATCTATAAAACCGGACTCATCAACAAACTCTGTTTGTGGTATATTTTTTAATTGATTTAAAATCTTTGACTTATCCATGTTATACCACATTTGACTAGTAAAATTAGGCATTACCCTATTTTTATACCAATTAATTAAAAACTCCCTGTTTTTATCAATTGGATCACCTGATTTCATAGCTTTTATTGCCATAATTAATCTACTTTATAATTTTTACCGTATCTAAATTTCAAGAAATCGCTTAATAATTGCTTTTTGTCAGTCGTGCCTTTTGGAGATGTATGCATTGGTTCTGGGAACTCTCCATATTTATTAAAAAATTCTCTATTAGCTTGTGTATCTTCAGTAAATTTTCGCATGGCTTGTAATTTATTTAACAATCTTGCACCTTTTGGAGCCAAACCCTCTGCTGCGCTATCTATTTGTTCTCTAAGTGCAGAAAAATTATCACCTCTAGCTTTCATGTAATCTTCATACGCTTCTTTGTCCTTGCCAAAATCCCAACCCCAATCTGTTGATTGATTAAATCCCTTATCCTCGGTAGGTCCTATTGTTGCAGAATAAATGTATGGTCTATTTGCTAAATAATTTTTTTGATCAACTTCTCTACTATTATCAACTGTGTCTAACCCCTGTAATAAATATTTTGTTCTTGCTCCAAGAATGTCATCTACAAAGGTTCCAGCTCTAGTTGTTCCGTAAACCTTCTGCATTTCTGCTAAATATTGTCTTCCTACTGGAGTAGAAGAGAGCATATCAATAGCAGCTTGTTGAAATTCTCTATTGGAAGTAGTAGGCAATTTGTGTTTTTTCGCATGTAAAACTACTTCTTCAGGAGTTATTCCAGAACTTGCGAAAGCATTGCTTTTACCAGTAGGAGTTTTTTCAACACCTCCTTCATATATACTTAACCCAGTACCTGCTATTTTTTTTGATTTTGGTTTTTTTGGATCTTCTGGTAATTCAAAAGACTGCATCATTTCTATTGCCATGTTGTTATATTTTACGCTAATTTACGATTTTTTGTGTGCATTGGCAAACTTCCTAGCGGCTTCAACGCTTCCAAATCCCCATGCTTTAAGGGCTAATGCTTTACGAGTAGGTTCTCCATTAGGTTTTTTCATTGCCCCTTTAATACCAGCGAATCTAGCCGCAAATGATACTCTACGAGGATTAGTTCCTTCTTTTACTGGTGCTTTTAAATTACCACCGGTTTCAGCATTATAAGATGCTCTACCTTTTGCATTTAATCCACCCTCGGGATTTTTGCCTTCTTTTCTTTGCCAAGCTCCTGACATAATTTATATTTAATTTCTTTTTAAAATCGTTAATCCATTGTTGTTCGTAAATCTTTCATGTATTACCCAATGTTCGTTTTCTTTCAAAAATTCATCAATTGCCGGCCATAAACCTACTTCTTTTTTCCCTTCATAAGATTCGCCATTCCATTCAAAAGTAGTAGTATCATGAAAAATGATATATTTATTACTTTTATTACCATGCAACTCTAATTCTTTTTTTAGCTGATTGTAATTATGCAAAGTATCTATAAACAATAAGTCTGTTTCTTCTATTTCAAGATCTAATGTATTTGCAATATGAAACTCAAAATCTATTTTATTTTCTTTAGCTAAATCAATAAGAAATTTCTGTTCAGTTCCCCATTTCTCTACTGGCTCTATATCATAGGAGATTATTTTTTTAGGCTTGCCCATCATAAATGCATATGTAGAAACAACCCATCTGACTCCCATTTCTGTAACATGATTGCACTCTTCAGTATATTTCTTTAGAATAGGTAAATGTTCGTTTATATCAGAATAGGTATTACACTTTTCTTCATATATTCTTTCTAGTGTACTCATTTCTTTTCTTGTGCTTTAATTTTCTTTTCTTGTTTAAGCATTTCTGGTGTTGGTTTTTTACCTGAACCAGCAGCCGCACGAATATTATCCCATAATCCACGAGGTGAATATGAGCCATCTGCGCGCTTCATCATTTTTAATTTACTTTTCATACCACTAAGATACGAATTATTTCCAGTTTTCCGCCTTCCAAATAGTCAAATCTATACCTTTTAAGCCAATAGGAGGCTCTTTTTGACTTTCAACAGGTATTTCTACCACTTTAGCATTATCTGCCAATTTTGAGGCTAATTCTACGGGAGAAACAATATTTCCTTTAGGGTACTTTCTATGCCAATATACCCTGCACTTGTCAGAGCAGAATTTCTTTTTTGATGTTTCGCTCTCCATTCTTTCGTTGCAATAAATGCAAAATGGTGTTCTGTTTTTCATGTGTTACGATTGGTTGTTACGATTAATTAATTTGTTACGATAAAGGTATGTATTTTGTTACGATAAAGCAAATTTTTGTTACGATACCTCCCCCTTACCTCAATACATAATACATAAACATAAACCCTACATAACAGCACAGCACCCCCACAAAAGAATTGCAAGAAAGAAAACCCCCACGCCATAGCCACCACGTAAAAAAGCTATAAGTCAACAGTAGCCTAACCCATAACCCACAAACCCACGCACAACAAACTAGCGGAAAGGGTGCAAGGGAAAACCAATAAACAAGGGTACACGGTGCAAGGCAAAAAAAAACCCCACAAAAAAAATCGCGAAAAATTTTTTAGCGGACCCCTAAACAAGTGTTGATGTAGAAGTTTTGGAATTTTTTAGGTATAATATGGTGGAAATGGTGGAAAATGTTTCGTATATTTGAATATAAATTAAAAAAAATATTTTTATGGCAATGGAAATAACAGAAATGGTTTATGATCAAGGTGGTCCAAAAAAACCAAAAAAAATAGATAAACCAGCAGGCCCAAAGGGTAAATTACTTTCTTCAATGAAAAAGAAATTTCTTAATGGAGTTGAAGTGATGGACACAGAGCTTAGACAAAATGTGCCTGTAAAACAAGTTAAAAGGGAAACTCAAGAATTTGTTAATGCAATGGATGGTGCTAGAAAAAGAATGGAAAGAGAAGTAGCGGAAAAAGAAAAAGTTAAATCTGCGATTGGCGGAAAACCAAAACTTAGTGGAAGCAATCTTTCTCCTAAAGCTCCTTTTAGATCCCCTGCTCCTAGTGCCCCTGCTAAATATAAAATGAAATAAACATGAAGCCAAAGTTAGGGTCTGGCGAAAGATTCGCTAATATTGAAAATAAGGCGGCAAAATCATACGAAAAGAAAGGAATGAGCCCAGAACGTGCTAAAGAGGTTGGAGCCGCAATAGCAGCCTCTGTAGGCCGTAAAAAGTACGGTGCAAAGAAATTCTCTAAGCTATCAGCGATGGCTAGACAAAAGTAGGTTTGTTGGTTAAGTGTTTTCTTTCTTTGAATTGACCTCCCTTAAAAAAGGAGGTTTTTTTGTCCCCTTCATCATTATGATGTATATTGCATCAAACTACATCAAATGAAGAAAAGAATAACAATTACATTATCACAAGAAAGTTACATTAAACTACAACTTCTTGCAGAAAAGAAAAAATGGTCATTAAGCAAAACGGTAGAAGATGTTTTAGAAAAGTATTTAGCTAAACAAAAAGTAGAATTTAAAACCATCGCCGGCATAGCTTATGAGAAAGGTAATTCTTAACATAACGCCACAAACCCACGTTAGAGCAACTCAAGGTGATTCAATATTCTTCAGAATACCAAGAGAAAAATTACGCCCAGCCGGTCTCAAAAGATTAATGAGATTAGAGAGGTATAACAAATACAAACTAGATCTTGATTCGGAAGCTAAACGAAAATCATTTACAATGCCTCCGATTGGAGCTTCAATAACATTTGTAATTCCTGTGCCTCGCTCCTGGTCAAAGAAGAAAAAGAAACTATACCACGGAACATTCCATCAATCAAAACCAGACATTGACAATCTCCAAAAGGCTTTCTTAGATTCCCTAATGAAAGAGGATAAACAAATCGCGCATTTAGAAGTCCAAAAAAGATGGGTTGACTTTGAGTCAGGATGGATAGAAATTACATTAAAAGATTACGAACAAGTTCTTACTTTACCAATTCCCAAAGAATAGACCTCGCCCAAGAATCCGCTTTAGTGAGTATTATATACACACAATCTTTGTATTTAACATAATATTAATTATAAGCTTTAGCTTATTTACAAATACTAGCAATCCCTAAAATTTAGTTAACTAAATTTTAGGGATTGCTAGTATTTGTAAATAAGCTAAAGCTTATAATTAATATTATGTTAAATACAAAGATTGTGTGTATATAATACTCACTAAAGCGGATTCTTGGGCGAGGTCTATTCTTTGGGAATTGGTAAAGTAAGAACTTGTTCGTAATCTTTTAATGTAATTTCTATCCATCCTGACTCAAAGTCAACCCATCTTTTTTGGACTTCTAAATGCGCGATTTGTTTATCCTCTTTCATTAGGGAATCTAAGAAAGCCTTTTGGAGATTGTCAATGTCTGGTTTTGATTGATGGAATGTTCCGTGGTATAGTTTCTTTTTCTTCTTTGACCAGGAGCGAGGCACAGGAATTACAAATGTTATTGAAGCTCCAATCGGAGGCATTGTAAATGATTTTCGTTTAGCTTCCGAATCAAGATCTAGTTTGTATTTGTTATACCTCTCTAATCTCATTAATCTTTTGAGACCGGCTGGGCGTAATTTTTCTCTTGGTATTCTGAAGAATATTGAATCACCTTGAGTTGCTCTAACGTGGGTTTGTGGCGTTATGTTAAGAATTACCTTTCTCATAAGCTATGCCGGCGATGGTTTTAAATTCTACTTTTTGTTTAGCTAAATACTTTTCTAAAACATCTTCTACCGTTTTGCTTAATGACCATTTTTTCTTTTCTGCAAGAAGTTGTAGTTTAATGTAACTTTCTTGTGATAATGTAATTGTTATTCTTTTCTTCATTTGATGTAGTTTGATGCAATATACATCATAATGATGAAGGGGACAAAAAAACCTCCTTTTTTAAGGGAGGTCAATTCAAAGAAAGAAAACACTTAACCAACAAACCTACTTTTGTCTAGCCATCGCTGATAGCTTAGAGAATTTCTTTGCACCGTACTTTTTACGGCCTACAGAGGCTGCTATTGCGGCTCCAACCTCTTTAGCACGTTCTGGGCTCATTCCTTTCTTTTCGTATGATTTTGCCGCCTTATTTTCAATATTAGCGAATCTTTCGCCAGACCCTAACTTTGGCTTCATGTTTATTTCATTTTATATTTAGCAGGGGCACTAGGAGCAGGGGATCTAAAAGGAGCTTTAGGAGAAAGATTGCTTCCACTAAGTTTTGGTTTTCCGCCAATCGCAGATTTAACTTTTTCTTTTTCCGCTACTTCTCTTTCCATTCTTTTTCTAGCACCATCCATTGCATTAACAAATTCTTGAGTTTCCCTTTTAACTTGTTTTACAGGCACATTTTGTCTAAGCTCTGTGTCCATCACTTCAACTCCATTAAGAAATTTCTTTTTCATTGAAGAAAGTAATTTACCCTTTGGGCCTGCTGGTTTATCTATTTTTTTTGGTTTTTTTGGACCACCTTGATCATAAACCATTTCTGTTATTTCCATTGCCATAAAAATATTTTTTTTAATTTATATTCAAATATACGAAACATTTTCCACCATTTCCACCATATTATACCTAAAAAATTCCAAAACTTCTACATCAACACTTGTTTAGGGGTCCGCTAAAAAATTTTTCGCGATTTTTTTTGTGGGGTTTTTTTTTGCCTTGCACCGTGTACCCTTGTTTATTGGTTTTCCCTTGCACCCTTTCCGCTAGTTTGTTGTGCGTGGGTTTGTGGGTTATGGGTTAGGCTACTGTTGACTTATAGCTTTTTTACGTGGTGGCTATGGCGTGGGGGTTTTCTTTCTTGCAATTCTTTTGTGGGGGTGCTGTGCTGTTATGTAGGGTTTATGTTTATGTATTATGTATTGAGGTAAGGGGGAGGTATCGTAACAAAAATTTGCTTTATCGTAACAAAATACATACCTTTATCGTAACAAATTAATTAATCGTAACAACCAATCGTAACACATGAAAAACAGAACACCATTTTGCATTTATTGCAACGAAAGAATGGAGAGCGAAACATCAAAAAAGAAATTCTGCTCTGACAAGTGCAGGGTATATTGGCATAGAAAGTACCCTAAAGGAAATATTGTTTCTCCCGTAGAATTAGCCTCAAAATTGGCAGATAATGCTAAAGTGGTAGAAATACCTGTTGAAAGTCAAAAAGAGCCTCCTATTGGCTTAAAAGGTATAGATTTGACTATTTGGAAGGCGGAAAACTGGAAATAATTCGTATCTTAGTGGTATGAAAAGTAAATTAAAAATGATGAAGCGCGCAGATGGCTCATATTCACCTCGTGGATTATGGGATAATATTCGTGCGGCTGCTGGTTCAGGTAAAAAACCAACACCAGAAATGCTTAAACAAGAAAAGAAAATTAAAGCACAAGAAAAGAAATGAGTACACTAGAAAGAATATATGAAGAAAAGTGTAATACCTATTCTGATATAAACGAACATTTACCTATTCTAAAGAAATATACTGAAGAGTGCAATCATGTTACAGAAATGGGAGTCAGATGGGTTGTTTCTACATATGCATTTATGATGGGCAAGCCTAAAAAAATAATCTCCTATGATATAGAGCCAGTAGAGAAATGGGGAACTGAACAGAAATTTCTTATTGATTTAGCTAAAGAAAATAAAATAGATTTTGAGTTTCATATTGCAAATACATTAGATCTTGAAATAGAAGAAACAGACTTATTGTTTATAGATACTTTGCATAATTACAATCAGCTAAAAAAAGAATTAGAGTTGCATGGTAATAAAAGTAATAAATATATCATTTTTCATGATACTACTACTTTTGAATGGAATGGCGAATCTTATGAAGGGAAAAAAGAAGTAGGTTTATGGCCGGCAATTGATGAATTTTTGAAAGAAAACGAACATTGGGTAATACATGAAAGATTTACGAACAACAATGGATTAACGATTTTAAAAAGAAATTAAATATAAATTATGTCAGGAGCTTGGCAAAGAAAAGAAGGCAAAAATCCCGAGGGTGGATTAAATGCAAAAGGTAGAGCATCTTATAATGCTGAAACCGGTGGTAATTTAAAAGCACCAGTAAAAGAAGGAACTAATCCTCGTAGAGTATCATTTGCGGCTAGATTCGCTGGTATTAAAGGGGCAATGAAAAAACCTAATGGAGAACCTACTCGTAAAGCATTAGCCCTTAAAGCATGGGGATTTGGAAGCGTTGAAGCCGCTAGGAAGTTTGCCAATGCACACAAAAAATCGTAAATTAGCGTAAAATATAACAACATGGCAATAGAAATGATGCAGTCTTTTGAATTACCAGAAGATCCAAAAAAACCAAAATCAAAAAAAATAGCAGGTACTGGGTTAAGTATATATGAAGGAGGTGTTGAAAAAACTCCTACTGGTAAAAGCAATGCTTTCGCAAGTTCTGGAATAACTCCTGAAGAAGTAGTTTTACATGCGAAAAAACACAAATTGCCTACTACTTCCAATAGAGAATTTCAACAAGCTGCTATTGATATGCTCTCTTCTACTCCAGTAGGAAGACAATATTTAGCAGAAATGCAGAAGGTTTACGGAACAACTAGAGCTGGAACCTTTGTAGATGACATTCTTGGAGCAAGAACAAAATATTTATTACAGGGGTTAGACACAGTTGATAATAGTAGAGAAGTTGATCAAAAAAATTATTTAGCAAATAGACCATACATTTATTCTGCAACAATAGGACCTACCGAGGATAAGGGATTTAATCAATCAACAGATTGGGGTTGGGATTTTGGCAAGGACAAAGAAGCGTATGAAGATTACATGAAAGCTAGAGGTGATAATTTTTCTGCACTTAGAGAACAAATAGATAGCGCAGCAGAGGGTTTGGCTCCAAAAGGTGCAAGATTGTTAAATAAATTACAAGCCATGCGAAAATTTACTGAAGATACACAAGCTAATAGAGAATTTTTTAATAAATATGGAGAGTTCCCAGAACCAATGCATACATCTCCAAAAGGCACGACTGACAAAAAGCAATTATTAAGCGATTTCTTGAAATTTAGATACGGTAAAAATTATAAAGTAGATTAATTATGGCAATAAAAGCTATGAAATCAGGTGATCCAATTGATAAAAACAGGGAGTTTTTAATTAATTGGTATAAAAATAGGGTAATGCCTAATTTTACTAGTCAAATGTGGTATAACATGGATAAGTCAAAGATTTTAAATCAATTAAAAAATATACCACAAACAGAGTTTGTTGATGAGTCCGGTTTTATAGATGTACCATTCCCAGTTGAAGGTCAATACGTTCCAGAATCAAGAAGAATACTTGTTAAAAAAGGAGCTGCTCCAGATGTTGAAACACATGAAATAAATCATTTTTTACAAGATTACAACAATCAATGGTCTGAAGGTAACGAATCATTTTCAGATAACGAAAATGCAAGAATAATTAGAAATTCATTATTACCAAGAATGAAAATGCCGGAAGAGTATCGTGGTACTGAATACGAATATTTTACACATCCAAAAGAAATTCAATCAAGGTTGATGTCTTTAAGACAACGTGCAGGTTTTAAGCCAGATCAAGTCGTTACACCAAAAGATTTACAAGAATTTTGGAAAACGTATAAAAGAGACAATGGCGATATTGAAGATTTGCTGAATATAACAAAAGATGAAAAAGCCATGTTAGATATGCTAAATGGCGTTTCTAAAGTAAAACAAATAAACTTACCTGGAAGAGAAAACATTAATTTAGTTCAATCTTAATACTAGGGTTCTTTATTCATATCATAAGAAACCCAAGCCGCTATTGCCATTAGTATGAGTATTACTATAAATATCATACTATTTGTCTTTTGTTTGCTTAAAAATATCTATTACACCTAAAATAGATATTGCTATAAATAATACTATTGTTATTATTCCTATTGTCATATTGATAGTTTTTATTTGTTACTGGTTTGCGATTTGAACGCAAAATAACAGAACCAAAATCTGTCGTGTTACCAATTACACCAACCAGCAATCATTGTTAAATTTCCTTAATATCCTCGTTACCTCCAGGTAATTGACTAGGATCTAAAATAGCTCTGCCAGCATCTGTTAATGGCCTAGCAAATATCCTTAATTTTTTACCAGTATTTGGGCATACAAATGTAACTCCGGCATCTTGGTAAGCCTTAATTATTAATTCAATTGCACCGTGCTCATCTGGACTTGCTCCAATTACATGAATGTCATCATAGTCAAATTGCATACAAAAATCACATCCTTCTGTATATGCTTGTTTATCTTCAGGAATATTTGCTTTTTTCTTTGCCATATTTTATTGTTTTATTTCGTTTATGTCAACTATTTTTACCTCTTCGCCACTTATTAATGCATCTAATGTAGATTCAATCATATCTCTTTGATCTGGAGTTAATAACGCTACCTTTTCAATAATTGCCGGCACCGCAAAAACATCACTTGCTATTTCTGTTTTAATCCCAATCCTGACTTGTTCTGTTAAAAATGGATTAGATATTAAATCTCCAAATATCCAACCTATCTTATCGCTATATTTCTTAAATAATCTTGATCCTTGCGAATTAGGGTATTGCCTACAAAAATCCTCAAATTGTTCTTGAGCCATTTTTAAATTTTGAATGGCATTTATAATGTTAGCACCGTTATTAACTTCAGGATTCATATTACTTATTAAAGTTTAAATGTGTTTCTTCCAATTCTCTTAAAAACTCTCTTGCTCTTTCTACTTTCTGCTGGATGCGCAGTATATCATCTTCATTTCTACCAACTTTAAACATAAGTACTCTTTCTTCTATTGAAATATCATCAAAAGACATGTTAAATTCAATCTTCATTGCCTCTTTTACATACTCTGGATTTTCTTCAGTGGCTACATCCATCTTTTTAAGCATGTAATACTTCTCTTGCTCTATGATACTTTCAGGAGTATTTACTAAACAATAAGCAATTACAGCACTTTTTGTATTTGTCAACCACATGTAAGATTGCATTTGCCAATAGTATAAACTATCTAACTTATCTGGTATATTGCCAATAAACGTCCAAAGATCATAACTTGATTTAATATCAATTATTCTGTCATTATCAATAATATCAGGAAAACCAGTAATAAAATCATTTGTAAATCTTTGGTCATTCTTACTAAATGGCATTTTTAAGTACATAGAAAGTAAATCAATTGAATCTTGCTCTACTTCTATACCCTTTTTCATTTGCTTGGTTTGTATGTCTTTTCTGCGACCATACTTTTCGGCTATATAAACATCTAATAAATGCTTTTGAGCCGTTTTAGATAACAATCCAGCTTCTTTATCAGCTTTTGATTGAGGTTCGGTCATTAAATAACCTACAGAGCTTGCTCTGATGTGTGTTTCATTCCATCTCATAGTTAAAGTGTTTTCATTTTATTATTGTAGTGCATTAGTAATTCCGGATTACTTTTACTCATCAATTCCCAAGCCTTTAACTCTTCTTTTGTTTTACAGGAGTCAATAAACTCTTTGGTTTTTTCAGCTAAAGTCTTTTTTGACTGAGTAGGAATTACTTCTTCAGTAAGTATGTCATCATAATTAACACCTAAATACTCAGCAAGTTCTTTTTGTCTAGCTACATTTTTATTGTGATATTCTTCTACTAGCTCTCTTGCGTGGTCAAGAGCTTTATTGGCTGACTCACCTTCATTGAGGGCAAACTCAACGCCAATCTTTTCAGATGAATAGTTACCTAAATTAAATGTTCTAGTGTAGTTAACGGTTTGGATGTGCATATATGTTGGTTTATTTAATTCGTGATACAACGGTAACACCGTCCGCGTGTTTAATTTTAAACAGCTTATCTTTGTGTGCTTCTTTCTTTTTTAAATTTGATACCATAACCATAACTGATGTATATGGATTATTTAATCTAATATTTTCTCCTAATGTTAATTCAGCAACCTTACTTGAAACCGAATCTGGACTAATGTTTCTTGCCATTTTTTAAATTTTTTTGTAAAATTAATTTAATTAATTTAATTAAAAAAATAAATTTAATTAATTTTTGTATATTTGCATCTCATATAGCAAGTGTTAACGGTTTAATCACGCCCTTCGTTTCTACGAGGGGCTCTTTTTTTATAAACCCCCGCATAGAAATGCAGGGGCATATTTACTATAAAAAACCGACAACCTACTTTATAAATTTCTTTTTAACTAAAATAAGTTTAGCCCTATATTCTAAGATCAAAGCTTTTAATTCTTCTCTTGTTGGCCTTGTTGGTTGTCTAGCTGTTTCTCTTAAATATTCTACCAAAGCTCCATTTTCTTCGTGTAGTTTATTTTCAAACTCTTCAATGTTTCCTGTTTTGAAATAATTACATTCCATACATTGTGGTTTACAATTTGACTCCATCCATCTTGTGCCCAAATTTGACCTGCCCATAAAATGTCCGCATTGTATTTCAGAAACAGTATGCTTATTTCCACAAGTATAACATTCTACTATTCCGCTTTTATCGGCATGTTTATTTCTAATATACTGGCTAAATACGTGATCTAAATCCTGAACTAAATTATTAAAGCTTTCTGAATCATCTTCAAATTCATCCATCCTTTTTTGTGTTGATGCAATGGTAGCGCATTGCTTACACATCTTTTTTGAAAAATGGTAATCAATATTACCACAATTTATACAACGCTTTTTCTTAACTATTATTGTGCTATTTCTCATATTTTTTCAATTGCGTTTTTTACATTTGACCAATAAAATATTTCTTCAGAATTGTTTTTATATAATTCTATTTGATTTTGAGCATGCGATATAGCATCATTTTTTGCTTTTATTATTCTATTTTCAAAATCAGTTATTCTGTCTTTTAAAAAAAAGTTTAAGTATATTTTTATTGCTTTTGTTTGGTATGGCTCCATATTAAAATGCTATTATAACTCCTTCTTTCTTTTTATTTTTTGATGCCCTATTAGCTAAAACAGTACATTTTTTACACTGATAATATCTTCCATATAATGCATCATGATCTCTAGCGAACTCACTTACTGGTTTTTCTATCTTGCAAGTTGCGCACTTCTTTGTTATCGTCATTTCTTGTTTCATTTAATTTATGTAGTTTATTGTTAATGAATCTAAATTTTCCAATGTATTCTCCTTTCTTTGTTACTTCAATTACCATGTCTAATCTCTTAGCCATATCGTATATTAATTCTCTATTCTGCATTAGCTATTTCAATAAATTTTTTAATACAAGCAAGTTCTGCTTCTTCATATGAATTATTGTTTTGTAATAACTGCGTTGTTAATCCATAATGTATAACTGCAATATTTGTTCTACCAATTGAATAAGTATATTCATACTTATCTCTAAAAAATCTAAATGCTTGTTGAAATAATGGAGGATATGACATAATACACTCTTCATTAAAACCTAATTCTGCTAGAGCTTGCGCTTGTTCAGAAGGGATAAATTCTTTAATCATAATAATAATTTTAACAAAGATAATTAATTTAATTAAATAACAAAATAAATTTATGGAAAAATAAATTTTGTAATTAAAAATATTATTCTTTACTTTGTGCTTCAATCAAATTATTTATGGAAAAACAAAATGTAAAAGATTTAATTCTACTGCATCTTGAAGCAGAAGAAAGGCCACTAGCATGGCTTTCAAGAAAAACAGAAATACCATATCCAACACTTTATTCAATCTTTATCCAGAGGATTATGAACCTTTCTGATAAAAATTTAGAAAAGATAAATGAGGTAATGGGAACTGATTTTACTAACGATTAAGAATTTAAAAATGCCAAAAGATACATTCTATTTCTCACACGACTATAATGCTCGTAATGATGAGAAGATAAAAAGGCTAATAAGAAAACATGGCATGATTGGCTATGGTATATTTTGGTCTATTGTTGAAGATTTATATAATAATGCGAACGCATTGCGAACGGATTACGAAGGCATTGCGTATGATTTAAGGTCGGATTGCGATATTGTTGCATCCGTAGTAAATGACTTTGATTTGTTCATTTTTAATGGTGATTTTTTTGGTAGCAATTCTGTTCAAGAAAGATTAGATCAAAGAAACAGCAAAAGCGAAAGTGCAAGAAAATCAGCTAGTTATAGATGGGAAAATGCGAACGCATTGCAAACGCAATCCGAAGGCAATGCTAAAAAGGAAAGGAAAGGAAAGGAAATAAAAGGAAAGGAAATAAAAATAAAATATAAGGATAATGTTCATTTGACTGAAAAAGAAAACGAAAAACTTATTTCTGAATATGGAAATGATGTAGTAAAAAAGTGCTATGATTTTTTATCTTCTTATAAAATTGAAAAGTCCTATTCTACAAAATCAGATTACCTAACTATTCGTAGATGGGTGCTAGATGCTGTTAATAAGCCAAATAAGACAGTTTCTCCCCAAAATAGTGTTAACCCTTACCAACAACAATTAGAAGCCGCTAGAATGGCTTATAAAACAATTTCTGAATAATGATTACAATTTTTAAAAACATTTTTAGCAAGGAACCTCATTTTATAACCGTTGAAAAGGCACTAGAAAGAATAAAGCTTGGTGCAAGTAAGCAGTTGGTAATGGATATTAGATTGGCCCTGGATAAGGAAAAAGCCAATAAATTGAAGTTAAATCTGCCATCAATATGCTTTAGTGGTAAATTTGGTGCTGATAGGAAAGATGAGCAGCTTATTGAGCATAGTGGTTTTATTGTGCTTGATTTTGATGATATTTCTGATTTAAGGGATAAGCAAACCGAAATTATATCTAACACATTTGTTTACGCTTGTTGGGTTAGCCCTTCTGGTAACGGTTTAAAAGCATTGGTTAAAATAGCCGATGGTAAAAAACACAGAGAACACTTTCAGTCGCTTCAGGATGTTTTCCCTGAAATTGATAGAAGTGGTATTAACGTAAGCCGAGTTTGTTATGAGAGCTTTGATCCAGATATTTACATTAACGAAAATGCAGAAGTATTTTCAAAGGCAAAAAAGATAGAAAAGGTAGTTGTAACTGAAAATGAAAACGTAGATGATTCTGAGAATTTTCGTAGAATTTTGAAGTGGCTTACCAATAAAAACGATGCTTTTGTCACAGGTGAAAGAAACACTTATATTTTCAAATTAGCTTCAGCTTGTTGCAGATTTGGTATTGGAGAAGATTCTGCACTAAGTTTAATTTCAACAGAGTACACGGTTAGTAATGACTTTACAATGTCTGAAATGAAGAGTGCTGTTAAGAGTGGTTATAGGGCAAATAAAAACAATTTTGCAACTGCGTCAATACAAAAAGAAAAACTTGTAAGTAAAACCACAAATTACGAAATTGATGTTAAAAAAGAGTTTACAGAAGAGTCTGGAGAAAATTATAGAGTTGAGGATGTTGTTTACGGTATAGATGTAAAAGATAGAGCATTATATATCAATGAAAATGGTTTTGACAGGGTAATGGGAATTGGAATACCTCAAATAGATTATTTATTTAAACCAAAAAGAGGTGAAATAACATTACTTACTGGTATTGGTAACTACGGTAAAACAGCTTGGCAGAAAGCTCAATTGCTAATGAGAATGGTTATGTTTGGAGAGAAGGTTGCAACATTTTCACCAGAGGATGTTCCGGCAGAAGAATACTTTCATGATTATGTTGAAATGCTTTTAGGTTGCGAATGTACTCCATACAATCCAAATAGACCTTCAAGTGAAATATACGAGGCTGCATATGATTTTGTTTCAAAGCATATTTTTTACATTAGTGCTGAAATGCTATCACCAACACCACAGTATATCAAGGAGAAATTTTTAGAGTTAATAGTTCAAGAAAAAGTAGATTACTGTTGTATTGATCCATTTAATCAGATGACAAATGATTACAAGGGATATAACGGTAGAACTGATAAATATCTTGAAACACTATTAGCAGACTTTTCAAGATTTGCAAGAAAAAACGATATATACTTTTGGATAATTGCGCATCCTAAATTGATGGAAAGAGATAGAACTGGTAACTATAAATGCCCTGATGTATTTGATATTAATGATGGTGCTATGTGGTCAAATAAAATGGATAATATTTTAGTATATCATAGGCCATTTGCGCAGACAGATCCAAATAATCCTTTAGCAGAGTTTCATTCCAAAAAGATTAAAAAGAAAAGCGTTGGTAGAAAAGGTTTTATGATGCTTGATTATGTATGGGAAAGAAGAAGGTTTTTCATAGAAGGTAAAGATATATTGCAAGAAATGTTAAATGCCAAGAAAATGGATTTTTGGAAAAGAAAAGAAGCAAGTCAATCTTGGCTTCCATATAAAGATGAAAACGGAGAAGAAGTAATATTTTAATAACAATAAAAACAAAAAACAATGATTAGAATTTCAGTAATCGGAAGATTAGGACAAGATGCAGTGGTTAATGAAGTGAACGGTAAGACGGTGATTAATTTCTCAATGGCCTACAGTGAAAAGTTTAAAAACCAACAAGGACAAGATGTAGATAAAACTACATGGGTTTCTTGTGCTTATTGGACAGACAAATTAAATGTTGTAAATTATCTTAAGAAAGGTACGTTGATTTACATGGAAGGTAAGCCAGAAGCTAAAAATTATTTAAACGACAAGACAAAAGAAACTGTAGCTCAATTACATTCAAGAGTTACAAGTATTCAATTATTATCTAGTAAACAAGACGAAACTCCATTCTAATGTATATACACGAATTAACAAATATTATTGACGTAGAAACCCCTTTAGGATATGGAAAAGCAATTGCCTGGATTGACTACGGAAGCCAAACCAACACCGTTTGGAAAGTCGTATTATACGACAGTGGTATGGTGCGGAACTTTTATGATGATGACATCCTCGTACACCCCAATTTTATGGACGGTGGACAATTGAATTTAGATTATTTTAAAAACAAAAAATAATACTATGCAACAGGAATTAAGATTTGATGGATCCGATTATAACCACGAACAAGATGGTAAAAGATTGGCTAAAAACCATTTTAAATTAAAAGATTTGATGAAGGATAGGGTGTATAGAACATTGGGTGAAATATCTCATATTACCAATATACCCGAAGCTTCAGTATCAGCCGGATTGAGAGATTTTAGGAAAGAAAGGTTCGGAAGTCATATTTTGAATAAAAAATATTTAGAAAATGGCTTATATTCGTACCAATTAATCCTAAATAACGAATAAAATGGCTAAAGTAAAATCAGATTCCAGGAAGGTTACATTTGGTAAAAGAAAGACTGGTAGTGCAAAAAAAACTTATAACAAGCACTCTCCAAAGCCTAAAGAATATAGAGGTCAGGGGAGATAAAATTAAATTATGAATAACAAAGCTGCAAAGAAACTAAGAAGGTTGTCTGTTGTAATGGCCGCAGGAGCGGGCAAAACAATTGATGATGCTGAAAGAATTTATAAAAACCTAAAGACGGTTTATAAAGAAAATAAAAAAGCCCCTAAAAACTAGGGGCTCATTTACATCTTTAAAAAGATTAAGCATTTGCTGCTGAATTAATCTGTGCTACTGTAGAAGTAGTATAAAATAATACCGGCACTTGATTTAAACCGGTTGGAACTACCTCAACAATTGAGTTCATAGTTACACCGTTTGCTACTGTTCCAGAAGGACATGGATAAGCTGCGAATCCCTCTACTGGGAATCCGTATTCAATACCAGATGTTGCTGGAGTTCCGTTTGCATTTAATAAATCATATTGATTTCTGCGATATGCTGTAATTGATACTATACTTGCCATTTTTTAATATTTTTAATTGTTTTTAAATTTTTTTAAATTAAGCTACTGTTGTAGTTGTTGTGGTTGGAGCTACTGTAGTAGTTGTTGTGGTTGGAGCTACTGTAGTAGTTGTTGTGGTTGGAGCTACTGTAGTAGTTGTTGTTGTTGCGATACCACCACCATTGATAGCTGCAATTAATCCAGCAACAGTTGCATTGCTGTATAACTTTTCAGCTGGTTGATTAAGACCACTAGGGTACAAAAGAATCAATGAGTTCATTTGTACGCCATTTGCTACTACTGTAGTAGGTTGAACTTGTAATCCAACAGTTGGTAATGAAAATAACACACCGCTAGTTGCAGGGGTTCCGTTTGGGTTTGATAAATCGTATTGATTTCTACGATAAACATAAACCGATAAATGATTTGCCATTTTTGATTGTTTTTTTTTGTTATAAATTTTTTTTGGGCAATACAAATATAAGATATTTTATGCAATTTAAAATTGATTAAGTTAATAAAATCCTTACCTTTGAATTAAATTAATTAAATTATGAAACTGAAGGCTCCTGCAAACCGAGTTGTTATTAAAGTTGATTTAGAAAGTAAGAATAGCCACACATTTAAGGATGGTACTAAAATTAAGCTAGAAAGGCAGTATGATAATTTTAATATGCGTTATGTTAAGCCAGTTAATGCGGAAGTAGTAAATGGCAATGGAATACCAGAAGGTGCCGAAATATTGATACACCACAATTCCACCCATGATACATATAAAATATTCAACTACCAAAGACCTACGGCAGAGGCATCTTCCGATATGCAATATTTCTCTATTCCTATTGAAGAGTGTTTTATGTGGAGAACAGAGAAAGGTTCCACGTGGAACGCTTTAAATAATTTTATTACCGGATTGAGGGTATTTGAACCATATACTGGTTTTTTACAAGGAATAGAGCCTACTTTAGTAAAAAATAAGATTTACGTAACAAGTGGTGATTTGGCTGGCAATGTGGTTGGTACTGTAATATCAAGCGATTATGAAATTATTTATCAAAATGATGACGGTACAGAAGGTAAGATAATAAGATTAAGATATTATCCTGATGGTAATGATAGAAATGAGGTAATATCGGTTGAGCATGAATTAACTGAAAAAGTTAAAAATGGAGATTTGTTAGTTGGATATAGTGTTTCTGATGCTAAAAAATTAAACTAATGTCAGTAGAATTAGAAAATAAAATTAAAGATTTACAAAGGCAAATATCTTATCTTCAAAGTAAAAACGCTTACTATGAAGAAGATGGTATTGGAAAGCTGTATCATGCTCTTAATAGGAAAGCAAATGAAATGGCTGAATTGCTTAATAAAACAAGTCTTACTGCGATTGATATTGACGATCCTAAGATTAAAACTTTTGAGAGGTTGCAGAAAATATGGGTAGATGCGGGTACGATTTCTTCGTCAATAAAGGCGTTAGAAGTGCTTGCTGGCATAAACCAAGAAGCTAAGGACGATAAAAAAGAACAAGTTCAAATTACTAGAAAACCATTTTCTCCAGAAAACATGGCTGATGCTGTAGGCGAATTAGCTGGCAAAAGATATTAATTATGTACGAAAAAATTGAAGGTGGTAGTGTTATAGATATTCAGGGGTTAAAATGTAATTTACCTCCTGAAGGCTATGTATTTAATATAATTACAAAGCAAGTAGAATTTAGGGGTGTTTATAAAAGATCTGAAATTCAGTCAGAACAGTATTGGAAAAGGATGCCTTTGCCTGATTGGTATTTAGATACTATGAAAAGGTGGGATGAATTTGACAAAAAGAAAAAGGATGACGATGTAGAGTTTTATGACGAAAAGCTTGAGGAATTTAAAAAGCAAGAGTGGGATAGAAGATTAAATGGTTTTTGGTACATGAATAATGGAGTGCCTACTTTTTTAACGGGGTTGCATTATTTGTATTTACAATGGTGGCCAATAGATATTGGTTATCCTAAATTTCGTATTCCAGATTTAGAGAAATTTTATTTCATGGACTATTGCATCCAAGATCCATTATGTATGGGGATGCTAGAAGTTACTAAAAGGCGTTTTGGTAAATCATTTGTAGCAGGATTGTTTGTTACCGAATATATAACTAGGACAAAAATGACCAACGGTGGTATTCAGTCTAAAACAGGTTCGGATGCCAAGAAATTCTTTGCTAAAACTGTTGTAAATCCATTTAGAAGGCTCCCTAAGTTTTTTAGACCGGAATACGATATGTCTTTGGGGGTAAATCCTAAGACAGAGATGAGGTTCCAAAAAACCAATGTAAGAGGTAAAAAGGCAGAGGAGAGTGTAGATAAGGATGAATTGGGTTCAATTATTGACCATCAGTCAGCTGATACGGTTGCATATGACGGACAGAAATTGCATAGATATGTTGCTGACGAGTGCGGTAAAACAACGGAGGTAAATGTTTACGATAGGCACGAGGTTGTCCGTTATTGTTTATTGGATGATGAGGGTAAAATCATTGGCAAGGCATTATATACTACAACGGTTGAAAAATTAACAACAGAAAAAGATGGAGTACAAGATGCGTTTAAATTATTATGGGAGGAAAGTAATCAGGATAAAAGGCAAGATAATGGCACAACTTCAAGTGGCCTTTATAGATTCTTTATGTCTGCTAAACGAACTAGAAACTTTGATGATTTTGGTTATCCTGATGAAAATAAAACCTTAGACCAAATATTGGCAGATAGGGAAACAGTTAAAAACAACCCAAGAGCATTATCTGCGCGTGTAAGAAAAGAGCCATTGACTATTGATGAAGCTTTTAGTACAGATTCTGATAAATGTATTTTTAATGTAATGAACATTGGTTCAAGAGAGCAATATTTAAAAGAAAATCCTGTATTAAAGAGACATGTTATATTTTATAGAGACTTAGACCAAACGGTTAGATGGAGAAACATTACAGATAAAGAAGAAGATTTTCATTGGGTAATAACCCAATTCCCAAAACCAGGTGAAGAGAATAAGCACACATTTGATGTTAAGACTAGAAAGCCAGGAAGAGTACATGATGGAGCTATTGCAATTGACGGGTATAGTAATAGTCAGGGTGGTAAATATGGTTCAAAAGCATCTGCTTGGATAGGTAGAAGATATGATTTGTTAAATCCGGAACAGACCGGTAAGGCAATAGGGCATTTGTATGGAAGGCCGCCAATTAAAGAAATATTACACGAACAAGTCCTTTTAGCTGCCGAATTTTATGGTTATCAGGCTTGGTACGAGCATAATAGTGATGATTATTTATCATATTTTAGAGATAGAGGTAGGGTTGGGTATTTAGGTTCCTATCCCTTATCCACAATAGATCCATCAAAAAGGGAGACAGCAGATAGGCACAAGGGATTCCCGACTACGCCATTTAGCTTAACCAAGCAAACCGATGTCGGCATTATGTATTTTGAGTCTCATATTGATTCAATTGATTTTGAAAACTTGCTTGAAGATGCCAAAAAGTTTGATCCCAATAATAGAACAGACTATGACATTACGGTATCATTTTTAATGTTGATTGTTTGTTTAATGGAGCCAATTCAGAAGCAGGTTAAAAGAGAACCACTAGTTAAAAGTTATGTTCCTGTATTTAATTAATTAAAATTTTACTAAATTCTTAATATTTAGTATATTTGACGTAAAATATACTCAAATTGGCAGATAGTCCTTTATACATATCAGCAGCAAATAGTAATGGGGAGGCTTTAAAAAAATTCCAAATTACTACAGACGTATCTTCTAAAAAAGATTATACCTATGGTAAAAATGTTGCACAAAGCATTTATTCTACAATCTATGGTAATCAAACTTATTTTTGGTTAAGAAATAATAGATTTAGAAAAAATAGACAAATCGCAAACGGTAAAATAGACATGAGTGTGTTTATGGATCGTTTAGAGATGAACAGTAAAGCTAACTTTGTAAATATCAATTGGAAGTCAATTATTATTGGTAATACAATTGTTGCAAGATTAGTTGGATCATGGATGAGTAGAAATGAAAAGGTTACTGTTACAGCTACTGATAGCGCCTCTGCAATGCTTAAAAAAAATGCAGCAGATGAAGCAGAGTTTGTGTTTCAGAATAAAGAGATATTGGGACAAATTCAACAAGAGTCTGGAATACCAATTATATCTCCAGACCAATTTGTTGCAGAAGATAAAGACGAGTTAGATAGATGGATTACAGAATTTAATCATTTACCAGAAGAGATACAATATAGTCTTGGTTGCAATAATGTATTAGAGGCTAATGGATGGAATGATGTTTTAAAACAAAGATTATTACACGATTCAGCAGAGGTTGGATTAGTATGTACTTATACATGGATGGATGAAGAAGGTGAAATTCATGTTCAATGGATTCGCCCAGAAAATGCAATTTATTCTTATTCTGATTTCCCTGATTTTAGAGATACTACTTATAGAGGTCATATCTTATCAATGAAGATTAGCGAAATAAGAGCAAGATATGGTAAAGAAAGTGGCGGAACATTAAGCGAAGAAGATATATTTGAATTAGCTCAATCTTCAAAAGAATACCAACTTACAGATAAGATTAAGTGGATGCAAGATTGGAACGTTGCATGGTTAAGACCATATGACGAATGGAATATTGATTTAATGCAATTTGAAATTAAGACTTTAGATTCTGATGGATATACTGTTACTAAGACGAAGAAAAACGGTAGCACTATCATAAGAAAAGGTAAGCCAGAAAAATTAGATGAAAATCAGCAATATTTAGAAGAGAAAAAGTGGAATATATACGAAGGTGTATATTGTCCAGTTACTCAAAAAATGATTAAGTGGGGAATTAAGAAAAACATGATTCGCCCGCAAGATCCAAAAGAAATTGGCAACGCAGAATTTTCTTATAGCTTCTATATGTATGATCCATATGACATGCGTAATGTAGCTGTGCCAGAAAAGATTGAAGAGCCAATTGAACAAATGATTTTAGCTAGATTAAAGATACAACAATTAGTAGCTAAGATGGTGCCGGCAGGTGCCGCTATAGATGTGGATGCAATGCAGGAGTTAGATTTGGGACTGGGTGACTCTGTAAAGCCATTAGACGTTCAAAAGATTTGGGAACAAACTGGTAAGCTTTACTATCGTGGTAGAGATGCCGAAGGAAATAGAATACCTGTGCCAATTACAGAATTAGCAAATTCAGGATTTTCGCCTCAATTGCAATCTTTAATTCAGTTGTATCAATTCCATTATCAAGTTTTAAAAGACGAACTTGGTGAAGATCCTAATTTGATGAACCAAGCTGCTCAACCAAGAGTTGCTGCTTCAAATATTGAGGCATCAAGAGTTTTAGCTAATAATGCTACAGAATATATGTATGATGCATATATTTATGTTATGGAAGAAACATGTAAAAAAATAGCATGTTTATTAAATAAGAGCGTTACTTATGGAGCAAAGAAATACAGAAATTTATTAAAAGAGTCTGATGTTGTAGATAGAAACTTTGTGGCTACGGTTAGAATGTTGCCACAAGCTCAAGAAATTGCTAATTTGCAAATAATGATGAACAATGCTATGGCATCAAATCCTCAATTAGTAATGTATTTAGATCCATTTAAGATTGTTAGAATTGCTAAGGAAAATGTTGAATTAGCTGAATTATATTTTAGACAAGCGCAAAAAAGATTTATAAAAAATGAACAAGAAAACGCAGCTAACAATAGTCAGCAAAATGCTCAAATTCAACAAGCAAGTATGCAAGCTAAAGCTGAGGGTGATGCTGCTTTATTAGAAAAACAAACTCAAGCAAAAGAAAGAGCGATTGTTATACAAGGAATGTTTGATTTGGCTAAGGCTAATATACCTGTTCCGGTTGAATTAAGACCTTTGTTAGCTGAAATGTTGCAAAATGTTGAGATGCCATTAGTAATGGAAAATGATCAAATTGAAAAGCAAATGCAGCAAATGCAAATGGAGGAAATGCAACAGCAACAAGCGGCGATGCAGCAACAAGGCGGAGAAGGCGAACAAATGGAGCCTCAGCAGGGCGAAGAAGAGGAGATGTCTCCAGAGGATCAACAAATGATGGAGGAGCAGATGATGCAGGAACAAATGATGGCTCAACAAATGCAACAATAATAAATAAAAATTAAAAAAATAAAAAAATGGCAACGGTTAGTAAACTTTTAATAAGACTACAAAAATTTAGTTCAAAAATTAGTACAGTTGTAGATGCAACTGAATCATTTAATGCGAACAACAGCTTCTATCAGGATTTATCTGGATGGGATTCGGCTGTAGTTCAATTAGTAAGCCCTTCTGGTACAATTAATTTTAGCACAACAAATGATGATGGCGCTATTACTGGTCAATTATTACCAGCACCTGAAGTGCCAATTAACTGGATATCTGTTTCTGGAGTAAATTTAACATCAAAAGCTGATGTTACATCAATTGCCGCTAGTGGTTTAGTGGCATTTGGTATTATTGGTAAATATTTAAAAATAGAATAAAATGGCAAATTCAATAGCTTATGTATTGTCTAAAAATACATACCCTGATGCCTTTCAGGCAAATCTTATAGGAGTTGATCAGGGCACTCAAATAGTATATACTACAACAAGCACATTAACAACTGCTAATGTATTATATGCTGATAGTAGATTAACACAACCTATTTATGGAGATGGAACAAGTTGGTATGGCGTACAGTTATTGACAAATACTTCTGTAGTATATCCAATTACTATAAGTGAGAGTGGCGTAATAGCGATTGGTTCTGGTACAACTACAACCACTACTACTGCGCCTACTACAACAACTACAACTGCTGCACCTACTACAACAACTACTACTAGTGCAGTTTCATCATACGCTTTCATGGCTTATGGTGCATCTGATCCACTTGATGCGTGTGCACGTATTAACCCAATGATTACAGTATATGCTAATACTCTATCATTAAATATCGGTGTTAGTTTGTATATGGATGCAGGACTAACTGTTCCATATAACAGACCTCTTTATGGTCAGTATCTTAGCATTTATTTCGCAGCTCAAGATCAAGTTTGTAATATGGGCGGACCATTTGGTAATACAATTAGCAGTTACACAGCTTGTTAATATAATTAAATAAAATAGAGCACATCAATATAGGTGTGCTCTAATATAAAATAGAAACCAAATCAGCATTTATGCCAGAGAATACAGACATGTCAGCACCAATTACGCTGGCAGAAGGTTACAATCCTTTCGGGGATGAAGATGTTGTGTTACAACAACAAACAGCGGTAGATGTAACCCCTACTGCTACAAATGAGTCAAGTAACGAACAAGTTACGGCTCAACCGGAACAGCAACCGGAACAATCAGAGCAACAAAACAGCTCTCAGTCATTTGATCCAAATGAATTTGTAAGAGAAAGGTTTGGCTTTGAAAGCGTTGAAGAGGCTGAAAATCAATTTAGAAGGCTTAAAGAAGAGCCTAGTTTTGAGTTTAAGGACGATGTAAGTAAAACATTGTTTGATGCAATTAAAGAAGGCAAAGCAGACGATGTGTATCAAGTTTTAAATCAGCAGAAAAAACTAGAAAGATTGACTACTGCTGAATTAGATACTGAATTAGCCATTGAAGTTGTAAAAGAAAATCTTAGACAAAAACACAAGGAGTTAAATGAAGAAGAGGTGGAACTTTTATTTTATGATAAATTTTTCGTACCTTTAAAACCAGAACAGGGATTTGATGAAACTGATGAAGATTATGCTAACAAGGTAAAGAATTGGGAGGCTCAAGTTGACTATACCGAAAGGAAGTTGATGATTGAGGCTAAAACAACTAGATCTGAATTGGCAAAATTGAAAAGTGAAATTCAATTACCAGATATTTATAATGAGGCAGGCAGACAAGCTCAATTTCAAGAAGAATATGAAATGATGCAATATGCTAGATCAAATTATGAAAAAACACTTGACTCTGATTTTAAATCATTCAACGGATTTAGTGTATCGGTAAAAGACGAGGATGTTGAAATACCGATTTCATTTAATGTGGGGGATGAAGAAAAAAGCGCAATGAAGAGTCAATTAGAGGATTTTGACACGGACAGTTATTTTGAAGGCAGATGGTTTAACGAGGATGGTAAGCCAAATGTTCAACAAATTATGGCAGATAAATATCTGTTAGAAAACCGTGATAAAATATTCTCAAAAATAGCAAATGAGGCGGCATCTCAAAGATTGCTTGCTCATTTTAAAAAGAGTGGGAACATAAACATCAACCAAACCGCAACTCCTCAAGGAGCGAAACCTGATCTTAGTGGCGTTGAAGCTGAAAGGCAGAGACTAGCAGAGTGGGCATTTAGTTCGTAACTTGATATTGCCTTTGGAGGAGGCGTTAAAAACAAAAACTAAAATATCATGGCAGGAATACCTACCTCAAATATTTTGCAACCGGGTAGTATCTCGTTGCAAACCCAGAATAGGCAACTTATGGTTGACCTACAATTATTAACTCCACAGTACTACAAGCAATACACTCAAAAGTATGGCAACGAAGATTTTACTTGGTGGTTAGCTGCTCATAGCGGAATGGAAGAAGTTAAAAACTTAAACTACTTCTGGTTTGAAAACCGTGGTAAATTAATGCCAGGTGTTACAAACGAATCTACAGTTTCAGCTGGTCTTGGCGCTACTTTAACTTTAACATTAGGACAAGAAGCTTATTACAACAATGGTACTCAGACTCCATTAAGAGTTAACGAAACATTGCGTGTTGCTTCTTCTAACATTGAAGGGGTTATCATCTCTATTGACGATAGCGTAGCTTATGCATGGACTTTCCAAGTTGCTCCTAAGCAAACTGGTCAAAGATTTGCTTCTGCTGGCGTAAATCAATTGTTAGCAGGTGAGGTTTTATTATTCGGTGGTGATGCCGATGCTGGTGAAGCTTCTCAAGCAATCAATCCTTTAATCCAATTGGATCAAAGATATGACAACTATGTAACTGAAATTCGCGATGGTTGGTCTAACACTGACTTAGCGCAAATGGCTGAAACTTACTATGAGTTCCCAGTATCTCCAGATATGGCTCAAAACGGTGTTACAGCTTTCACTTACAAAGGTATGTACAAAACATTGGTACGTTTCAAGAACAACGTAGAGGCTAAATTAATGCGTGGTGATTTACAAAACAACGCCGCAATTGATTCTAACTCTCAAGGTTCAGTAGGTATCATCCCTAAAGTAGTTGCTGACGGTGAAACTGTTGGTTACACTCCAGGTACATTAGATATCGCTAAATTACATGAAATCACTCGTATCATGGACGTTAACGGTTGTGCTAAGCAATCTGCTTGGTTAACTGACATCTTCCAAAGACAAGATTTCTCTGATGGTATCTTCGCTGCTTACCCAGCTGGTGCTTTCGTTTATGGACAAGGCGAGAAGTCTAAAGAAGCTTCTGTTGCTTATGGTTTCCAAGAAATCTACATTGATGGATATTTATTATCTGTTAAGAAGTACTCTCAATTCAACACTGAGGTTACAACTGGTTTAACTCCTCAAAATGATTACTTCCGTAATTTCGGTTTAATCTATCCAATGGGAGAAACTAAGGATGCTAAAACCGCTCAAGTTTACAAGAATATCACTATTATGTATCAACAACCTCCTCAAGGTGGTACTGTTGGTAACGGTATTCGTGTATGGCAATATGGTGGTGGATCTCCTAATCCAACAGATGGTACAATGACTAATCAAATCGCGATGATCACTTACCGTGGTACTCGTGTTTGTGCAGCAAACCAATTCATCATCGTTCAAGGTAGCTAGTCTATTTAGGACATTATAATTCGGGTAGGGGCAACTTTATTGATTGTCCCTACCTATTTTAAACATTTTAAAACCATTTTATGGCACGTTTAAAGGCAGTAGGTTTAGCGGAAGCTAACTTTTCACAACAAGGTGAAATAAAGGTACAAAGACAACATGAAGAAGCAGCTCAGGCCATTGATTTAGCCCCTGCTTCCAATAACGGAACTACATTCAAGATTTTCAAATTATCAGATACTAAGAAGAATGGTAAATACCATATGGAAGGTATTGATGATGTTTGGAATGAAAAGAAAGGTAGAATGGAAAGAATTAGACTTTTGAGAGGATATCCAAGTATTTGGGTAGAGGATCAAAAAGGACTTGAAAAATCATTTGTAGAACAAAACAGAAGAAGCTTAATTTTTGACCGTAGGGTTTTAAGGGTAGCTGATTATGATATTGAGGCACTTGAGTTTTTAAGTCTTTGTAATGCTAATTTAGATAATGCAAATAGAAAGGGAACCAGAAAGGTTACTTTCTTCCAATGGAATCCACAAAGAACTGCTGAACTTGAAAGGGCAAAACGCGTTGCTAAGGTTGAGGCTATTAAGTACGCTTCATTAGCTTCTGACGAAGAAATGCGTAAACATTGTAATTTCTTGGGAATTTCGTTTGTAGATGACTTAGGTATGCCTAAATCTATGGAAGCATTAAGAAACGACTATGAACTTTACGCTGAAGCTCAACCTAATAAGTTTATGCAAAGTGCTGGTTCTAAAGAAGTTGAAATTGCATTTATAGTTAAAAAAGCATTGATTGACAATAAGATTGATACAACAACTAAGAAAGGATCAGCTTATTGGGCAAATAATGGTGGCTTCATTTGCAAGATACCAGCGGACAAAAAGCCGCATACTTATTTAGTTGATTTTGCTATGTTCCCTCAAGACGAGAGTAAGGCATTTTTAGAGCAATTGAAAAAATTGGTATAAACTTCCCCCTCTAAATAAAATAGCCCTGTAGCCTAAAAATTACGGGGCTTTTTCGTATATTTGTTATATAACTTATTTCAATGAATGTTAATGACATGTATCGTATTTGCCAGTTTGCGATTAATAAAGCGCAGAATGGTTATTTGACACCAGCTGAATTTAATCTTGTCATAAATCAAGCACAGATTTCGTATCAAGATTATTTATTGGGTGAGTTTCAGCAATATCAATACGGAAGGCCACAGGCTAGGGTTAATTATAGCCAAAATGAAAATATAAGACAGAGATTAACTCCTTTGATTACCGAATCTACATTAACTATTAATGCGACTACAGGGGAAGCACCATATCCTGCTGATTATCTGCAAGCGGATGCAATAATTACACCTGATTTTAAAAGAGTTAGATTTGTTCAGCAAGACAGTTTATATTCTTATTATAATAGCGAAATTGATCCTGTTGTAACTAATCCTATTTATTTAATAGAGCCAAACAAATTTCAGTTTTATCCAAAAAATCTTGGTAGCGCTATTTTAACTTATGTTAAAAATGCACCAGATATTGTATGGGCATATACAACAGTAAGCGGAAGGCCAGTTTATGCTCCAACCCAAACAGGTGCTGGAGTTACTCCTACTACGGGTACTGTTCAGCCAGTATGGGATGATGTTGATTTATTGGAAATTATTACGCGTGCATTGAAGTTAATTGGTTTAAACTTAAAAGATGGTATGGTGCAGCAATATGCTAATCAAATAACACAAACAGGACAATAATGACTAGATATGCGCTTATAGAAAGGATATTAAGACAGATATATAACGGACAACCATCCGATGATTCAAATATTACTTTTAATTTGGTAAATCAATGGCTGAATGATGCTGTTGGTATGGCCGTTAAAAAGAATTACACAGACAATATTCAAATTGACGGTATTTCATATGTAAACAATTCGTTTTACACTACATTTACCAATATAGATATTAATGCTGAAACTGTAGATACTGTTACTTATAGCATTGATTTGCCGGTAATTCCATACGCATTGGGTAAAAACGAGGGCGTTGCAATGTTGCAATTTGTGGGTGATAAAAAGACATCGCAAACGGCTATACCTTTGAGCATGAATCAAGTTGCTTATCAAGAGCAATTAAGACCAATTCAAAATAAAATTCTTTACTGGATTGAAGGTAAGAATATTTATGTAAAAAGTTCTATACCTTTGACAAGCTATAAGGCAACATTAAGAATGATTAGTGGTGGTGATTCAACTGACTTAACATCTACGTTAATAGTTCCGGATGATTACATGCCAATGATTATTGAATATATTAAAGGTCAATTAGCTTTTGAGAAATCAAGGCCAATAGATCAAAGTAATGATGGCGTAGATAATTAAAATTAAGAAAACATATGAGACCAATTAGAGATTTTGTTTTAGTAAGACCATTTGCACCTGAAGAGGTTACAGAGGGCGGATTGTTTTTGCCTGAAGGATTTAGAGAAAGAAATTGTAAAGCACAAGTTGTTTCTGTAGGCAATGGTACTGCTAAAATTAAGATGGAAGCAAAGAAAGATGACGTTGTTTTTCACATAAAAGGAGCAGGAGAGCCTGTCATTGTAAATAATGAATTGCACTTTTTGATCCGACATAATGATATATTAGCTTACTTATCAAATAATTAAAAATGTCACAAGTTAGAAATTATATAACACTAGATTCAGTAATCAATGATTATATTGATGAAAGTGAGCAATCAGTCCACAAGTATGCGAAGCTATACAACATAGCTGTTCGTGGTATGGAAAAATTAGGACTTGACTTTTTTTATAAAATAAGAACAGTAAAAGTTGCAATTGACACAACTAATTTTACGGCTCAATTGCCAAACGATTATATTAGCTATACTAAAATTGGGGTTTTAAATTCAGTTGGAGAAATTATACCTTTGAAATTTAATCCTAAAATGACATTTTATGGAGACCAGCAACCGGATAGATTGGCTTTGACACAAGACAATACCCTGGCAGCTTGGTATCAATCTGATTTGCCGGTATGGTTTAATTATTGGGATGGTTATGGTTTTAATAATATTTATGGCTTACCAAGTGGATCTCCGTTTGTAGGTCAATTTAATATTGATGATTCTAATGGAGTGGTTCTTTTAAATCAATATTTTTATTATTCTTATTTGATGATAGAATATTTATCTAGTGGTAATCCAGAAGAAACATTTTCTATTCCAATTCAATTTAGAGAGGCTATGCTTGCTTGGTTAGCTTGGAGAGATATAGTGAATATGCCTACTACAAGAAGAGGTAATTTGGGAGACAAGAGAGATAGAAAATCAGAATTTTATAATCAAAGAAGATTAGCAAATGCTCAATTTAAGCCATTGTACCTAATGCAAGCATATGAACAAAATTTAGACACTCAAAGAATGACTGTAAAAGCATAATAACAAATGCCAATAATAAATAACCCATTTAATGGTAAGCTCAATTTAGACGTTGCCGAGTATAGAATATCTAATGGTGATTATATTGATGCGCTTAATATAACAAAAGATGCGCAAGGTCGTGGTCAGGACAGAGTAGTATCAAATATTCTTGGTAACACTTTAATACCATACACACTGCCAGCTGGTACGAATAAAATTATTGGTTTTTATGCCGATAGGGTAAGAAATAGGGCGTATTATTTTCTTTGGAATAGTAATGGATATAATAGCATTTTGTATTATGATTTAAGCAATGATACAATAACAAAGGTATTAGAAAGCAAAACAGATAGTGATGGTATTGATATTTTAAATTTTAACCCATCTTATAAAGTTTTATCAGTAAATATATTTTATAGGGATGTAGAAGGTGATATTTTATTTTTTAATGATGGTTTTAATCCTCCAAAAAATATAAATGTACTTGGAAATTATGGTACAAGCTGGAAGCTTGAATATATATTAGTAGCCAAAGCTCCTCCGGTAATGCCTCCAAAAGTAGTTTATGAAAATGATACTACTATAACTATTAATAATTTAAGAAACAAATTATTTCAATTTTCTTACAGATATGTTTATGATAACAATGAAAAATCTGTGTGGAGTTCAAGAAGCATTGTGCCATTACCCCAGCAACCATCATTAACACTTACAGATAATACTGCTACAAATAATGCAAGAATAGCTGTATTGTTATCAACTGGTGGGCCAGATGTAAAAGCTATTGAGCTTTGTTTTAGAGAAACAACAAATGGTTCAACAAGCGATTGGTTTTTAATACAATCTTTTGATAAGCAGCTTCTTAATATATCAGATAACATCATTTATATTTATAAGTTTTACAATGATTCAGTATATACGCAAATAGATGTTATTGAAAGTTCCCAATTACAAGATTATGTACCTCAAAAGGCAAATGCGGCAGAATTGGCAAATGGTAATGTTTTGTTATATTCTGGAATTACAGAGGGTTACGATAAAACAAATGTAAGTTTAAGTATTAATTCATCCCCAAATGCATATACTTATTTTTATGATCAAAATGGTTTGCTATTTCTTGCTACGGTAAATGGCACTGATAGCGGTCCTGGTACTCAAATGAGTATATATCTTTATGGTACCGGTACAAATACAGGTGGAGAGGTTACGACATTAAATAATGCGGCAGGTGGTTATTATATAAATTCATTCGCATCAAATGGAACAGATTTAAGTACATCTTTTACAACGTCAGGTTTAACAACTTCATATTTGGTTTCTGATATATTAGCTGGAATATCTGCTGCAATGGTGTTGAAAGGTTATACTCAAGTATCATTGGTTGGGAATAAATTGGTTATGAATTATTCAAGTGGGTTTGTTTTGACCTCTGTAGGATTTAAAACATTAACTTTATTGAGTAATGATAATACTAGTTTTGCATATGTATGGAACTCGGGTTATCAATATGCAATTCAATATTTTGATGCCCAAGGAAGAACGATAGGTGCGCAAACAGAAATTGGAGGTGCTATAAATACCCCAAGTTTTACGAATTTGCCAAGTGATCAGCCACTTGTAAAATATCCTCAAATAACTTTAAGCATACTGAACAAGCCTCCATTATATGCTACGTATTATCAAGTTTTAAGGTCAAATAATACTACTTACAATAAGAGATTGTGTTGGATAAGCGAGTCTGCATACGCTGGCATTACGAATAATGTAGATAATTCAAGATATTTTTATATTGGAATTGATAACATAGCGGCATATAATGAAGCTATAAGTTCAACACAGGGTGTTGTTTCCTATAATTACACAGAGGGAGATAGAATTAGATTTATTGCTAGATATAATGTTAGTAATGAGATAGTTTATTTGCCACAATATGATTATGAAATAGTTGGTACCGTATCTACATTTGAATATAACATACAGTGGCCTGTGCCAATAGCTCCAGATAAAAATACATATACAGCTAATGGTAATTTCTTAAAAATAAGATACCCAGATGCTGATATAAGTGCTAATTTCCAATTCCCTGGAACAACAGATTTTCAGCATTATGAAATACTTGTATATAATTATTCATCCAATGCAGATTCAAATCAGAGGTTTTATTATGAATTTGGTAAACAATATGGAATAGGCAATCCAGGGACGGAAAATAGATACCATTTTGGCTTAACACAGTTGCCAAACGGGGGAGCAACAATACCTGTTACAAATGGAGACTTGTTTTATAGACTTAGAAAAGTACCATTTTCGGATAGTTATAATTTTAATTCTACCTCATTTGACACAAATACAAATGACCCCAATGAAACTAGATCTGAATCATTCCCTATTAATGTGCCAAGAACAATAGATAATGCTGCATATAAGATACAATCTCAATTAAATATTCCTGTAGATATAACCGGAGCTGGCGCGCCAACTTGGGCTACTGATGGATATTTTTTTTATAATAAATCAAGTACAGCCGAGAGGATACTTTCAATAAAGGGGACATTGAGATTTACAACAAGTGGTAATTCTACTTTTTCTGTTTATGCATTAATTTTAACAGATGTAGCCTTTTTGAATTTAAAATATACTGTTTCACTATTGCCTGTAGAGGTTAATTCTCTTAACTCAACTACAAATAATTTTAATGTAACTTTTGATATTGATAAAAGTTTTGCAGTCCCTCCATCGGGTAAAGTTTGGATAGTTGCTAGTTCCACAAATGACGCTACTGGTATTAATATTCTTGTTCTTCAGCCAATGAATTTTGATTTTAATGTAGTAAAAGATAAATCTATTGGAATTATTGAAAAAAGCTTTAATGATACATACAATTTAGTTACAAATAGTAATGGAAGGCCTTCTGTAGTTGAGGTAAATGCTAAAAAAACTTACTTCCCAACGCTAATTAGATTTGGTGGTGCTTATCAAGTAAATACAGATATAAATCAGATTAATAATTTTAAGTATGAAAATTTTGATGAGTATGATAGAAGTTTCGGAGATGTAATTAGATTGCATGTTAGAGATAGGTATTTAAAAGTTTATCAGAAATTCAAAGTTGGAAATGTGCCTATTTTAACGCAGATTGTAAAAGACAGTGCAAATAATCCATTGCAAGCAAATACGGATCAGTTAATTAATAAAATTCAGTATTACGCTGGAGATTATGGTATTGGTGATGCGGGCACTAGTTTGGCTTGGAATAATTTTTCTGATTATTTTGTAGATAATTATAGGGGTGTTGTATGTAGATTAAGTCAAGATGGAATTACTCCATTAAGTATCTTGTATGGCACAAACGCTTTTTTTGTTCCATTGTCACAAGAATACAGGCAAGAGTTGAATAATGGCATTGTGCCTGAAGGTCAGGTATATACAGGAAACCCTTGCATATATGGTGTTTTTGATGCTTATACTAATAAGTATATTATTGCTATGGAAGAGATAAATAGATATGATATAGTTACAACATCAACTACTACCACAGCAGGGCCTACTACTACGACTACAACAACAACTAGTACGACTACCACTACAACAGCGGCTCCAACTACTACTACAACAACTATACCTTGTAACTGTGTTCAATTTGTAAACATTGAAGTAACAGGAGCAGGAAATGTAACATATGTAGATTGTAATGGTTCAGCACAATCACAACCGGTAGGACTTGGGCCAGAAGTTATTGGTTCTTCTCCAAATTGTGTGCAAAGAAACACATTAGGTGGAACTGCAACATTTACAATTGACTCATATGGACCTTGTTGTGCACCTGAAACAACTACAACCACAGCGGGGCCTACAACAACTACTACAACAACAACGGCTGCGCCTACTACAACTACAACAACGGCTGCGCCTACTACAACTACAACAACGGCTGCGCCTACTACAACTACAACAACGGCTGCGCCTACTACAACTACAACAACGGCTGCG